GTCAGGAATTTTTTTGCGCGGGGCCGGGGTTTCGGTGCGGAAAGCGAGGGATTCGGTGACGTTGGCCCTCGAATTGACCGGGTCCGAGGTGGTTTCGGAGCTGTCTCGCGCCGGTGACCCCGTGTCGGTGCGGATCATGATTCGCGAGGTGGGGCGGATCGTGGATCGGCTGGCGAAGCTGGACCTGATCCTCACGGGGGATGTGCCCACGTGGACGAAGGTGGTGACCGGGCGGGACTCGGTCATCGAGGTGCGGGTTGATCACGCGTTGCAGGAGGCGCGGCAGCAACAGACGTCTCTGATGCGGTTGCTCGCGGCGATCGCGCGTCACCGTGGAGACGACCCGGGCGAAGGTGCTGGTGGCGACGACGACGGCCTCGCCGACCTCTGACGCGCTCGCCGAGTGGCCTCGGCTGACCGGCAGACAGGAACCACACTTCCTGTCGGAGTCCCCCGGCGACGACTCGGACGGCGTGAAGGCGGTGGAGCTCGGCCGGCGGGTCGGCAAGAAGGCGATGCCGTGGCAGGCGACGATGCTGCGGGCGTGGATGCGGCGCCGTCCGGACGGGTTGTGGACCCATCCGGAGTGTGTGGCGATCATCGCGCGTCAGAACGGTAAGACGCTGCTGGTCATCATCCGCATCCTGTGGGGATTGTTCCTGGCGAACGACCGGCAGGGCGAGCGGATCGTGTACTCGGCGCAACGCTGGGCCACGGCCGAGGACGTGTACAAGCGCGTGTGGGCGATCATCGATGCTCGCCCGTGGTTGCGCCGCAGGGTGGTGGCGCACACGTGCTCGGGTGGGCGCGGCTACATCGAAACCGATCGCGGTGCGCGAGTCGCGTTCGTCACCAGATCGGCGGACCTCGGAAAGGGTTTCGACGAGGTCGATCTCGTCATCTACGACGAGGCGTACAACCTGACGGGCGTCCAGACCGACGCGCTGGACCCGACGCAGCTGGCGTCGAAGAACGCGCAAACGATCTACCTGTCCACCGCGGTGGACGAGGACACGATGCCGAACTGCCAAGTGTTGGCGTCGATTCGGCGGCGTGGCCTGGCCGGCGAGGAAGAACTGTACTTCGCGGAGTGGCTGGCCCCGGAAGAGATGCCGATCGACGAGGTCGCGACCTGGGAGTACGCGAACCCGTCGTTCGGGGTGATCCAGAAGGCCCGGTTCCTGCGGACGAAGCTGGCCAACGCGAAAACGACACGCAAGCGGCGGGGTTTCGAGCTCGAGTACCTCAACCGCGGCCGCTGGCCGAAGGACGAAGAGGAACTCGAGCTGCTCATCGACCTAGAGGAGTGGTCGACCATGCGAAACCCCTCCCCGGAGTTGGTGGGACCGATCGCGCTGGGGCTCTCGCGAACCCGAAACCGGGAGCGGTGGGCGCTGGCCGCTGCGCAGCACACGGCGGTCGGGAAGGTGCACGTCGAAGTGGGTTACTTCCGCGAGGCCACGGCCGCGGCGGTGGTGTCGTTCATCCTCGCGGTCGTCGAACGGTCCGATCCGGTGGCGCTGGTGATCGACTCGCACGACCAGGCGAAGCCGATTGTCCCGCTGCTGCTGCAGGCCGAGCTGGAACCGGAGTTGATGACCACACCGCAGGTCGCGACGGCGTGCGGCGGGTTCCTCGACGATGCGACGTCGAGCATGTTGTCGCATGTGGGCCAGGAGATTCTGGTCGACGCGGTCGCCGACGCGTCGAAACGCGAACTACCGCAGGGCGACTTCGTGTGGGACGACACGGTCGGCGACTCGGCAGCCCCGCTGAAAGCGATCACCGCGGCGCGGTGGGGGCTGCTGACGTTCGGCGCGCGGGCAGCGAAACGGCCTGCTCGACCATCGCGCGGCACCAAGACCCGGGGCACTCCGTCACGGGCCGCAGCGACGCCACGTCGGCGCACGCCGTCCCGGCCGGCGTCCGGAGTTGACCTGTTGACCGCGAGCTTCTGAGAAGGGGGTGACACATGGCTACCGAGGTTGATCAGCCGAAGCCGCCGAAACCGGCGATTCGTGAGAAGGGGTACGTCGCAGACACGTCCGGTGGTCACAGCTGGCCCCAGTGGGTGCAGGACGAGCGGGTTCCGGATCTGCAGTGGCCGGAAAGCGTGGAGACGTTCGCCCGGATGCTCCGCGAGGACTCGCGGGTGTCGTCCCTTCACGCGGCGATCTCGTTGCCGATCCGTCGGACGCCGTGGCGAGTCGCTTCCAATGGGGCGCGCGATGAGGTGACCGAGTTCGTTGCGAAGAACCTGAACTTGCCGATCGAGGGTGGCGACAATCTGCCGCAGCCGACGCGCACGAAGGGCAAGTTCTCGTGGGTGCAGCACCTTCAACAGGCGCTCACCGCACTGCCATACGGGCACAGCGTGTTCGAGCAGGTGTATTGGCCGCCGGACGACGCGGGACGCACGAGCCTGCGCAAGCTCGCGCCGCGGCCGCAGCGCACGATCTCGAACTGGAACGTCGCGCTCGACGGTGGGCTGATGTCGATCGAGCAGTACGCGCCGGCGTCGAATGGCCGAGTGCTGTACGGGATCAACCCGCTGAAGATCCCGATCGGCCGGCTGGTGGTGTACTCGCGTGACCAGGACCCGGGCGTGTGGTGGGGCAACTCGCTGCTACGCCCGTCGTACAAGCATTGGCTGATCAAGGACGAACTGATCCGGTATCAGGCGATGTCGATCAAGCGCATCGGGATGGGCGTCCCGATGGGTACCGCCGCCGAGGGCGCGACGCAGGACGACGTCGACGAGATCGCCGACATGGCGCAGAACCTTCGTGGCGGGGACGACGCCGGCGGCGGCCTGCCGTTCGGCGCGAAGATGGAACTACTGGCGCCCAACGGCACGCTGCCCGACATCGGTGCCGCGATCGCCTACCACGACAACATGATCGCGATCGCCGGTCTCGCGCACTTCCTCAACCTCGAGGGCGGCGGCGGGTCGTACGCGCTGGCGAGCGTGCAGGAACACACCTTCACCCAGTCGGTGCAGACGACCGCCGAATGGATCCGCGACACCGCGACCGCCCACATCGTCGAGGACCTCGTCGACATCAACTTCGGCGTCGACGAACCAGCACCCCGGATCGTGTTCGACGAGATCGGCAGCCGGCAGGACGCGACCGCCGCGGCGTTGAAGATGCTCGTCGAAGCGGGGCTGCTGTCCCCGGATGTGCTGGTGGAACAGAAGGTTCGCCAGCAGCTCGGGTTCCCGGCGAAACCCGAAACCGACGATGCGCAGTCCGCGCCGCCGCCCGCCCTGATCGACCCTGCCGCCGCCCGCACATCGCGTCGTGCCGGGGCATCGATCCACCAGGGAACGCTGTTCTGATGGGAGACCCCGTGAATCTGTCCGCGCTGCTCAACCAGCCGATTGCCCGATCGATCGCCGACTCCCGACGCGAGGCTCGTACTCGCGCCGAGAAGGACGGCAAGAAGCCGACCAACCCGTGGTACCGGGTGCGCAACGAGGCGGGCAGCGACGACGCCGAGATCATGATCTACGACTTCATCGATCCCGACCCGTGGTTCGGTGGCATCTCCGCGCAAGACTTCGTGCGCGACCTCGACGCGATCGACGCCTCGAACATCCTGGTGCGGATCAACTCTCCCGGCGGCGACGTCTACGACGCGATCGCCATCACCAACGCGCTGCGCAACCACGACGCGACGATCACCGTCCAGGTCGACGGTCTCGCCGCGTCGGCGGCCAGCTTCATCGCGATGGCCGGCGACGAGGTGGTGATGTGCCGCAACACCGAGATGATGATCCATGACGCCCGTGGCTTCTGCATCGGCAACGCCACCGACATGGCCGAGTACGCCGAGTGGCTCGGCCGCGCGAGCGACAACATCGCCTCGATGTACGCCGAGAAGACCGGCGGTGAGGTGAAGGACTGGCGCAAGGCGATGACGGCCGAGACCTGGTACACGGCGGAGGAAGCCGTCGAGGCGGGTCTCGCCGACAAGGTGATCGCCGCGAAGTCCGACGACGACTCGAAGAAGGCGGCAGCGCACTTCGATCTCCGCGCTTTCGCGCACGCCGGACGCCAGCAGGCGCCGGCCCCATTCATCCCCGCGGCATCGGCGGGGCTGTCAGGAAAGGAGGCCCCCGTGGCCACTCTCAAAGAAGGCCTCGCGGAGCGCCTCGGCATCGACGCCGATGCGGACGACGAGACCGCGTTGAAGGCGCTCGACGAAGCTCTCGAGGAGCGCAGCGACGACACCCCGTCGGGTGACGGCGGAACCGGAGAACCGTCGGTCGGCGACCTAAACAAGGCTGCTGCCAAGCACGGTCTGCGGCTGGTCGATTCGGCCAAGTGGGACGAGGTTACGGCGCAGGCCGCCGCAGGCAACGAAGCGCGTGAGCGGCAGGTGGCGGGCGAGCACGCGCGGGTTGTCGACTCGGCCATCGGCAAGGGCAAGATCACCGCGGCCCGCCGCGATCACTTCCTCGCGCTGATGAAGGCCGACACCGAGGGCACGACCAAGCTGCTCAACGATCTGCCCGACGAGACCGCTGTACCGCTGTCGGAGGTCGGGCACTCGACCGAGCCCGGTCCGGACAGCATCAAGAACGTTCGCGAGAGCGACGCCTACAAGGGACTGGAGGGCTGATCATGGCCGGAATCACCGTGAAGTTCGAGAAGGGTCGGATCACCCACACCGCCGAGGCTGCCATCGTCGGCGGCCAGGTGGTGCACCCGGGTGCCGGTCCGCGCAGCGCCGTGCCGGCGACCGCCGACTCCGAGAAGGTCCTCGGTGTCGCGCTCACCGACGCCGCACCGAAGACCGACCCGACGCCCGGTGTGCTGTACGTCGGCACCGATCAGGTGGCCGTCGCGTCGGCGCCGGCCGTCGTGCCGGTGAAGTCGAACAACTCCGCGAGCGCCGGTGACCTGGTCGTCGCGCACACCGCGGGTGCGGTCAAGAAGGCCCCGGCCGAGGCGAAGATCACCCAGATCGTCGGCCGTGTCATCGAAAAAATCGGAGGCGCGGACAACATCGTCCTCGTCCGGCTGGGAGGCTGACCCGTGGCAACAAACACCCCCGTCGTGTCGATCGACGACGGCAACAACATCACCGTCGATCAGGTCATGGGCAACCCGCGGGCGATCCCGCAGCGGGTCATCGACCTGGTCCGCGACAACATCATGGGCGAGGCGTTCTTCCGCAACGCCGGCAACCCGGGATCGCTGCTGGTGCAGTTCCAGCGGTCGACGCCGCTGTTCCTCGACGGCGACCCCGAGGCCGTCGCGGAGTTCGGCGAGATCCCCGTGTTCGACCTGGGCGAGGGGCTGCCCGAGGTGGCTCGCGGCGTCAAGGTCGGTGCCGCTGTGCGGGTCTCGCGCGAGATGCGGGACTTCAACCAGATCGACAAGGTGCGCAAGCAGGTGACGGGCACCGCCAACACGGTGATCCGCGCCAACGACAGCGCATTCCGTGAGGCCATCGAGGACGCCTCGGTGCCCGAGCATGCGGCCACCGCCGCGTGGGACGCCGTGTCGCCGAAGATCCGGACCGACATCAAGGAGGCGGCGAAGACCGTCGCCAGCGCCCTGCACGACGGCGACCCCACGAAGCCGAAGGGCTACGTGCCGGACACCCTCGTGCTGAATTCGTCTCTCCTGTACGACTTCATGGACGACGACGAGTTCAATAAGATCTACGTCGGCAACGTCGCCGATCAGAGCATCCGCTACACCGGGAAGCTGCCGAACAAGGTGCTGAACCTCAACGTTCTGCATTCGCCGCTGTGGCCGCTGGATCGGGCGTTGGTCGCCCAGCGCAACGTGATCGGCTTCTACGCCGACCCGCGCTCCCTCGAGTCGACCGGGCTCTACCCCGAGGGTGGCGGCCCCAACGGCGGCCCGACGGAGTCGTGGCGTTCGGACACCACCCAGATCCGCATGATCGGCGTGGACGAGCCGGAGGCCGCCTGCTGGATCACCGGGATCCAGTGATGTCCGGGTTCTACATTCTGGCGGCCGACTCGTGGCGCGACGCCGACGGGGTGCGGCACCGCAAGGGTGATGCTGTGTCCCCGCCGGAGTCGGAGGTTCCGCGGCTGCTGCGCGCGAAGGCGATCATCACCCCCGAGGCGGTCGCCGCAGCTGAGGCTGCCGAGGCGGCGGCTCTGGAGGCCGAGGAGGAAGCGGCCGCGGCGGCGGCCGCCGCTCAGGCCGAGGCGTTGGCCGACGCCGGCGCCGACGCTCAGGCCGAGCCGACGGAACCCGCAGCTCAGGCTGAGCCCGTGGAGCCGGTCGAGCCGACGCAGGCTGACGCTGTCGCTGTCGTCGAACCCGCGGTGACCGAGCCGGTCCAGTCGACGGGGCAGGTGAAGAAGCCCCTCAAGACCGCTCCGGTGAAGAAGTGGGAGGACTACGCCGTCACCCAGGGCATGGGGCGGGCCGAGGCTGAGGCCCACACCAAGGACCAGCTGATCGGCAAGTTCGGATGACCAGTGGAGAGGGGACGGTCCCGTTCCTGACAGTTGAAGAGTTCGTCACGCAGTGGCGTCCCCTCTCCAATGCCGAGCGTGTCTACGCCGAGCAGCTCCTCGCCGCGGCGGCGCGCCGCATCCGTCGGCATGTTCCGCACCTCGCGGTCGACGACCCGGACGCGAAACTCGTGTCGTTCCAGGTGGTTCGATCGGTCCTCGAATCAGACGAGGCCCGCGCATCGATGCCCGGCCTCAGCACCTTCACCACGACGGTCGGCGAGAAGACCAACGGCGGGAAGCTGATCAACCCGGACGCGTTGCTGGTGTTCACGCCGTACCACTGGGCACAGCTCGGTGTGTCGTCGAAGCCGAAGCCGCGCTGGAACTTCCCGCGAAACAACTACTGATGGCCAAGTTCTACACCGAGCAGGTGCAGATCGTCCGGCCAGTCAAGGTGTCGGACAAGTACAACCCCGACGGCGAGATGCTGTCGTGGGAAGGGGCGCAACGCCTCCCGGTGCCGTTCGGTGTCGAGGTGCAGCCCCGCACCCAGTACGAGACCGACGAGAACGGCACCCGCGTCGCGACCCGCACCGTGTGGTGGCTCTGCACCCCGCGGGGCAAGAACCTCGACGTCGAGCCGACCGACCGGGTCTCCCACGCGGGCCGCGACCTCGACGTCGTCGGCGAGATCAAGCGTTGGCCATCACCCGAATTCGAGTCCGGCGTCGACCACGTCGAACTCACCCTCGAATACAAGAACGGATAGGACCTGCCATGCCCAAGGTTCCGAACAGAGTCACGATCGACCGCAAGCAGCGGAAGGTGTTCGTCGATGGTGTCGAGTTCCCGTGGATGATCGCTGAACAGGGCCCGGAAGTCGACGACATCGCCAACCCGCACGCGATTCCGACCGTCACGATCCCGATCATCGCGGCCGACGTCGAGGTGATCCCCGCAGGTGATCGCGTTATCACCTACGGCGACCGCGGCGGCCGGACCTCGGAAGAAGTCATGGCCTACCTGGATAAGCGATGACCGATCAGCCCACACCCTGCGAGGTGGTGTTCGACTACGCCCGCGACGTCGTCGTGTTCGACGGGACGGATCTGCCGTTCTCGCTGTCAGGCATCCAGGCGCGTGCGGTCGCCGAGGACGGGCACACTGTCGTGACGCTGGTCCTCGACGTCGACCAGGTCCGCACGGTCGCGGCGCTGCCGCAGAAGCCAGAGGAGACCGAGGACGTGCCGGCGCCAGGTCCGGAGCAGCAGTTCGAGAGCCGGCTCGACGCCATCCGCCGACAGAATGAGCTGCGCCGTGGCTGACGATCTGGTGCGGATCGACGCCGACCGCATGTTCCGCGACCTCAACCGGATGCCGAAGGTGCGCCGCGCCGTACGCGCCCGGGCCCGCGAGATCGCCGCCCGCGCTCGCCGCATCGACCAGGCGGAGAACGACGGCCGCGCCGACATCACCCTGTCCGAACGCACCATCGGCAACGGCCGGTTCGTCGTCCACGTCGAATCAACCGACGCCGACGGCGAACACGGCAACTCCACCACCGTCCGGCGCCGCACCCTCCGAAGGGCCATCGGCTCCCGATGACCGACAACGGATTCCCCGACGCCCTCGAGAAGGTGATCGGGGCGCTCAACACTGCCCTCCCGCTGGCCTACGTCGGCGACGAACTCCCACCCCAGACGGCGCTCGAGAACCGCCTCCCGATCGTTCTCGTCCAGGACGTCCCCGGCGGATCCCGGGCGGTGCCGTGGCAGGCCGGCGGCGGCCCGCTCATCGACGTGTTCGCCGCCGACTTCTACATCCTCGGCCGCAACCGAGAACAGTCCCGCGAGTACGCCGCCCGCACCCGCGGGATCCTGTTCTCCCTCGTGTATCGCGACGACATCGAGATCAAGAAGGTGATCGAGGTGTCGGCGTTCTCGCGGGCGACCGACTTCAACCCGCGTGTGAAGCGCGAGCACGGCGAGTACCACTTCCACATCGGCCGCGACACAGCCTGATTCGCCTCGCGGCACCCCAGATCCGGACCTGCCAGGACCGTTCACCGCAGACCCCTCCGATAGGGGCTGCTTCCACATGCCTACACGCAGAATGAGGAGGACGTGATGGCAGTCCCAACCATCGATGGGTTCAAGGCCGAGGCCGCGCGCGTCGGCGTCACCGGCCGCATCGACATCGCATCGCTCACCGCGGGTGTGCTCCCGCACGACATGAGCAACCTGACGACCACCGGGCCGGGTGGTTACACCAACCTCGGATACATCTCCGACGACGGTGTGACCGAGGGCCGCGACGAGGACAACCAGGAATTCGTTCCCTGGCAGGAGAACTCGGCGATCCGCTATGAGATCACCAAGTCCGTCGTGACGCTCGAGTTCACGCTGTGGCAGTCGACTCTGGCGACCGCCGGGTTCTACTACGGCGTCGACGCGGACGACATGTTCCTCAACGACGACGGGTCGGTGTTCTTCGATGAGTCGGGTAAGCCCGACGTCAAGCAGCACAAGCTGGTGCTGACCGTCGTCGACGGGTCGCGCGCCCGCCGCACCTGCCTCGCGGCCGCCCAGGTGACCGAGCGCGGCGAGATCACCTACAAGTCCGACGAGATGATCGGCTACAACGTCACCGTCACCGGCTTCCCGGGCGAGGACGGCCCCGACGGCAACGCGCTGTCGCGCCGCCGGATCTTCATGGAGGGCTGGGACACCACCGGCCTCCAGGAGTACGTGCCGCCGACGCCGTAGCCCCGAGACGGGTGCGGGGCGGGGAGTTTCCCTGGCAGGTCCGCCCCACCCCGCACCCTTGCTCCACCTCTGGACCTGCCGATCTCTGAAAGGGGCCTGCCATGGCTGACATCGATCTCGACCTCTACATCGCCCAGCGCGAAGAGGCGCGCGCCGAAGAGGGTGCGACGCTCCACACGTTCGACTTCGAAGGCAAGTCGTTCGAGAAGACCGAGGGTGACACGTTCACCTTCAAGTTCCAGGGCCGCGACTGGGTCGTCCGGGACATGCAGTTCCTCACCGACGCCGAAAAGGACCAGCTCGAAACGCTGACCGCCGACGTCGACGTCGCCGCCTGGTACATGGGTGAGACTCAGTACGAGGAGTTCCTCGCGGCTGGCGGTGAGTCGTGGATGTTCAACCAGGCATTCACCGATTACGGCAAGAAGATTCGCGATGAGCTGCAGGGAAACCCTACTCGGCGGAATCGCTCCTCGCGCCGCGCGGCGTCGAAGAAGTCGAAGCAGCGCTAGACGCGACGTACCCGGGTCTGTGTGACCCGGCCAACGCGCGGGGTGTTCTCGCCCGGTATCACCGCGGCGAGATCACCCTGCGCAAACTGCGGGTGCTGATCGACGGTCTGCCGCAGGGCAGGACGGCGATCGATCAGGCGAAAACCGCCGGGCAGCAGTGGGGCTGGATCGAGCAACTGCTGTGGATGCAGGTGCGTCTCATGCAGATCCAGACTGCGAGCATCTCCAACCGGCTCGGCAAACCCAAGGTGAAGGTGCCCAAAGAGCACCCGAAGTACCCGTGGACCGACGTCGACGAGGACGAGCCCACGAAGTACGGCAACCGTGGTGACCACTCGTCCGAGGACGTCATGGCGTTCCTCGACTCTCTCTGAACGACCCCCGACGGCAACCGCTTTCGGGGGTCGTTCTGTCTCTTTTTCTCAGATCGGAGGTGGAATCCGTTGGCCGAAGACACCGTGTACATCCCGCTCGCCCCGTCGGCGAAGGGGTTCATGGCCACTGTGGTGAAGGAGGCGTCGGGCGCGGCCCGGGCGGGCTCCGCCGCGATGGAGAAGGAGTTCGCGCGCGGCGGCCGCGAATCCGGACGGTCCGCGGCGCGCGGCGTCGACGACGGCCTGTCCCGCGGGAACATCGGCGTCAACTCGGTCAAGGCGCGGATGGCGAAGCTCGCCGCCCAGATGCGCGGCATCGGCCGCACCGCCGGCCACCAAGGCGCGCTCGGCATCAACGACGGACTCAACCACATCGACTACACGCGTGTCGGCGACGAACACGGACGCAGCTACGGCCGCGGATTCGTGCGCGGCGTCCGCAACGGGCTCGTCGGTATCGCCGCCACATTCGGACTGGTCAACGCGGGCGTTCGTGGGACCGTCCGGCACATCGGGACGATCGCCACCGCCACCATGTGGGCATCGCGGATCATGCGCGGGTTCGCCACGCAGGTGATGGCGGGCGCCGTCGCGATGCAGCTCCTCGCCGGTCAAGGGCTGGCGAAGCTCGCCGGCTGGCTCAAGACCGTCGCGTTCCTCGCCGGACGTCTCGCCCGCGACGTCGCACGCGCGACGGCCGCCGTCCTGGTGCTCTCGGCGGCGGTCCGCACCCTCGGCCGCGTCATGCGCGTCACCCGCGTGATCGGCATGCTCACCGTCGGCCTCGCCGCACTCATCGGCCTCGCCAGCACCGCGGCTCCCGCCCTCGCCGCACTGAGCGCCGCGATCGTCACCCTCGGGTCGGCGGCCGGCGGCATCGCGATCGCCGGACTCTCCGCGCTCGGCGCCACCATCGCGGGACTGAAGGTCGGCCTGATGGGCGTCGGCGACGCGTTCAAGCAGATGGGCACCTCCGGCGCCGGTAGCGCAGCGAAGGTCGTCGACAACACCAAGGACATCGCGCGCGCCGAACGGGGACTGACGAAGGCGGTCGAGGCCGAGAAGGACGCCCAAGAAGACGTGTCGAAGGCCCGCGACGACGCCCGCAAGAAGCTCCGCGACCTCGATCTGCAGCTCCGCGGCGCCGCCCTGTCCGAGCGCGACGCCCAGCTGTCGCTGCGGGAGGCGCGCGCCGACCTCGCGAAGGGCGGATTCGAGACCGGCACCGAGCGCGAGCGGGCGGTCCTCGCGGTGCAGGAAGCCGAACTTCGTCTCGCCGAGGTGCAGCGCGACAACAACGACCTTGCGAAGGACGCGGCCTCCACCCGACGCAAGGGTGTCGAGGGCTCCGACGAGGTCGTCGCCGCCCAGGAGCGGCTGCGCGACGCCACCGAAGCCACCAGGGACGCACAAGAGGCGCTCGCCGACGCCCGCCAACCGAAGGACACCGGAGCGAGCGCGGCCGCCGACAAGCAGGCCGAGGCGATGGCGAAGCTGTCCACGAACGCCCGCTCGTTCGTCGAGTCCGCGATGGGTGTCAAGCCCGCATGGGACGCGATCCAGCGCGGAGGACAGGACACCCTGTTCGCCGGTCTCGCCCAGCGACTCCCGCAGCTCGCCGACACCTGGCTGCCACGGCTCGGCGCGGCGATCAACACCGTCAACGGCGGGTTCAACACCGGCGCCCGCTCGGTCGTCGACTGGATGAACTCCGCGCAGGGCATCCCGATCGTGTCGTCGTGGCTGCGCACCTCCTCCGGGATGGCGGCGCAGGCCGGTACCGTGCTCGGCGCGCTCGCACCCGGACTCGCATCGATCGCCGCCGGCGCGGGTGAGGCGTTCGCCCCCATGGTGGCGGGCGCGACGGAGGGCGCGAAGTCGCTGTCGAACATGCTCGTCCAGGCTCAGCAGTCGGGCCGCATCAAGCAGTACTTCACCGACGCGTTCAACCAGGTGAAGACGGTCATCCAGAACGTCACCGCGGTCGTCGGGCCGCTGTGGGCGGCGTTCATGCGGCTCGGCCAGATCTCGGCGTCTGGCCTCGCCCCCGGGATGCGGTCGGTCGGCGCGGCGATCACCCAGGCGACCCCCGGCCTCGTGCAGATGGCCGAACGGTTGATGCCGGCACTCGGTCAGGCGCTCACCAACCTCGCTCCGATCATCCCCGGGATCGTGCAGGCGTTCTCGCCGTGGGCCACGATCCTCGCCGTCATGGCGCCCCACATCGCCACGGTGATGTCGCACCTCGGGCCGATGGCGCCGCTGCTGCTGACTCTCGCGGTGACCGTCAAGGCGATCACTATGGCGATGACGCTCTACAACGCCGTCATGGCCGTCGCGTCGGTCGCCCAGGGCGTGTTCTTCGCGGCGACCGGCCGCAGCACCGCGGGTCTGCAGGGCAACATGATCGCCCTCGCCGCCCACCGCGTCGCGATGCTCGCCGGCGCCGTAGCGTCGGGAATCTTCGCCGGGGCGCTCGCGCTCGCGACCAGCCCGATCACCTGGATCATCGTCGCTATCGGCGCCCTCGTCGCCGGTCTCGTCTGGTTCTTCACCAAGACGGAACTTGGACAGAAGATCTGGACCACCGTGTGGAACAGCATCAAGTCTGCAGTGCAGTCGGTGTGGGAGTTCCTCAAGCCGGTGTTCCAGTGGATCGGTAACGCGTTCGGGACTGTCGTCGGCTTCATCCGTGACCACTGGCGGCTGATCCTGCCGATCATCATGGGGCCACTCGGCCTGCTGATCAGCGTCGTCTCGAAGTACTGGACCCAGATCAAGACCGCCTTCTCAGTCGCGTTTCAGGCCATCGGCGCCGTTGTGATGTGGTTGTGGCGCAACGTCGTAACCCCCGCGTTCAACGGCATCAAGATGGTGATCGGCGTCGCCTGGAACGTGATCAAGTTCTTCTTCGGCCTCTGGGTCGGCCTGTTCCGCAACGTCATCGGACCCGTCGTGATGTGGCTGTGGAACACCGTCATCGGTCCCGCGATGCGTGGAATCGGCGGCGTCATCGGCTGGGTGTGGAACACCCTGATCAAGCCCGCGTGGGACTCGTTCCGCCGGAGCCTCGACATCCTCGGCGAAGCGTTCAAATTCCTGTGGAACAACGTGATCAAGCCCACCTGGGATGCCCTCGGCGCCGGAATCCGTTGGGTCGTCGACAACATCATCACCCCCGCGTGGGATGCCCTCAAGTCCGGACTGAGCGCGGTCGGCGGATTCTTCGACACCATCGTCACCGGGATCGGCAACGCCTGGGACAAGATCAAGAGCTTCGTCGCGAAGCCGATCAACTTCGTCCTCGGCACCGTCTGGAACAAGGGCCTGCTGCCCGCGTGGAACACGATCGCCGGGTTCCTCCCCGGGCTCAACCCGATGAAGCCTGTCGCCGAGGTCGCGTTCAAGGACGGCGGCCCCGTCCCGATGGGGTCAGGTGCCAAGCGGGGCAAGGACTCCGTCCACGCGCTGATGATGCCCGACGAACACGTGTGGGATGTCCGGGACGTCCGACGTGCCGGCGGTCACGGCGCGATGTACCGGATGCGCAACATGGTCGACTCCGGGCGCCCGTTCACCTGGACCCCCGGCGGTCTGAGCCCGGTGTCCGAGGGCGGCCCGCTGCCTCGTTTCGAGAAGGGCGGCGCGGTCGCAGCAGGTCAGAAGCTCTCCCCGATGCCCGGTGAGGGCGGGTTGCAGGCGATCGGTCAGCTGATGCGGCGCATCATCTTCAAGCTGTGGCCGAAGATCAAGGACATCGGCGGCTACCGCCAGGACAACTTCGACGAACACCCGTCGGGTCGCGCGCTCGACGTGATGGTCGGCTCGGACAAGAAGCTCGGCGACCAGGTGAATGCGTTCGCGCACGCCAACAACCCGAAGTTCCCACTGCAGCACTCCATCTGGCAGCAGGCGATGTGGTACCCGCCGAAGATGCGGCGCGAGCCGATGGGCGACCGCGGATCGCCAACGCAGAACCATATGGACCACCCGCACCTGTGGTGGAAGCCGCAGAACGTCAACCCGAACGTCGTGCCCGAAGGCCTCGTCACCGACGGATTCGGCGGCCCGTCGACCGCGGAGATGCTCAACATCGTCAAGAAGAAGATCTCCGAGATCATCGACAAGGCATTGAATCCCATCAAGCAGGGCCTGACGTCGATCGTCGGTTCGCCGCCCCCGGAGTGGCTGGGAATCCCGCCGAAGATCTTCGACATCACCAAGACGAAGGCGATCGAGACGGCGTTCAATCTGGCGGCGAAGCTCGGTGACAAGCTCAAGGGTGCGTACGACGCGGCGAAGAAGGTCACCTCGATCGTCACGAACGTGGTGAAGCAGCCGTTCAAGGCGATCGGTGGCCTGTTCCGCGACCAGGGCGGCTACCTGCCGAAGGGTCTGTCGTTGGTGCGCAACGAAACCGGCAAGCCCGAAGCGGTCCTCAACTGGGACCAGCTCACCACCGTCAAGGACATGATGGAGGCGTTCCGGGCTGTGTTCTCGGGGCAGTCGCCGGAGGCGGCGAGCGCGGCGCAGCAGCGCATCTCCGACGAGATGACTGCCCGCCACGAGCAGGAGATCAAGGGGCTCAGGGGCCGTCAGCTCGACGAGGCGCAGAAGCGTCACGACATGGAGCGCAAGGCGCTCGAGGACAGCACCGCCCGGATCGAGGGCTACCGTGCGGGCGCGACCGCGATCCGTGACACCCCGCTGGTGGCGGCCGAGTCGATGGCGAAAGACACCGCCGACTTCTTCGGGTTCGGGAAGATCTTCGACACCATCGCTGGTCTCATCCCACGACCAGGGGACGCCGCATCAGCCGGTACGGCCGGAGGGGCGGGCACCAGCGCGCTCAGCACCACGACGACGCCCAGCGCGACAGACCCGGTCTATGGCGACGGCACGACGATCGAGCAGGGGCAGACCCCGTCGACGACCGTCATGCCCGACCTGAATCACGAGTACGACCCGAAGGGCGGGGCCGAGCAGTGGCGCCCGATGGCCAAGGAGGCGATGAAGCGCGTCGGGTTCGACTACAACAACACCGCGCAGGTCGACGCGATGATCAAGCAGATCGAGTCCGAGTCCGGCGGCAACCCGGGCATCGTGCAGGGCGTCCAGGACGTCAACTCGGGCGGGAACGAAGCCGTCGGCCTGCTGCAGATCATCCCGGGCACGTTCGCCACGCACCGCGACCCGTCGCTGCCCGACGATCGGCGAAACCCGATGGCCAACATGGTCGCGTCGCTGCGTTACTACAAGTCGCGGTACGGCATGGACCTCACCACCACGTGGGGCCACGGCCACGGATACGACTCGGGTGGCTGGCTCAACCCTGGCCTGACGATGGCGGTCAACAAGACGCTCAAGCCGGAAGCGGTCCTCACCGCGGGGCAGTGGGCGTCGATCGATTCGATGCTCGAATCCCTGCCGTCGGCGGCCGAGTTCAAGTCCGTCGCTGACCTCGGTGCCGCGGCGATGCGGTCGAGCGGCCGGATGCCGAACGAAGACGAGGACGCCCAGTCGTCGTCCGGGCACCGCGACGCCCCGCTCGTGTGGGTCGAGAACCAGTACACGCATGACCCGGATGAGGCAGCACTTAAGACCGGCCGCGAGGTTCGCCGCGCGACCCGGTCCGAACAACTCGTGGGCGGGTGGGGATGAACAACCGCGCAGTCCTGACCGATCACACGATCGTCGAGTGGATCTCGCCGAAGGGCGAACGCGTCCGCCTATCGGGTGCGAAGAAGACCGCACCACCCGAACTCGGTGCGTGGCTGTCCACGGGCGGGATCGACGGCATCGGGCACCTCGACGTGAAGGCGCTGTTCGATGCCGCCGCCCGCCAGTGGGGCGAGGACTACGTCGGCGAGACCCTCGACCACGCGGAACTCGATGTGCCGCTGTTCATCCTCGGCGCCAACCCGGACGACTTCCGACGCCGCGTCGAGCACCTGCGGACCCTCATCCGCCGGCACGAGGTCGGGTGGCTCGCGGTGTACACCAACTCCACCGGGTGGAGGTGGGTCGCCGCTCGCCTCGGCTACCTGAAGCCGACGTTCCCCTTCGACCCGAGCAGGACGTCGGCCGCCAACTACGAACTGATGCTGATCGTCGAGCATCCGATCCCGCGGGCCGCCGATCACGCCGACTCGTGGAAGAACACGACCAACACGGGCAAGGGGTCGGTGTCGATCTACCCGGGCCCGCTGTGGCAGGCGTGGCCGCAGTTCGCGTTCCAGGGCCCGGGACGGTTGCGGTTGCGGTACGCCGGCAACGACGTCGACCACCCGTTCACCGTTCTCGCGGGCGAGACGATCCTGATCAACACCGACGAGGCGCGCCCGACGATCCGATCGGCGAAGACCGGACGCAACCTGTGGCCACTGATGAAGGGCCGCAAGTACACCCACCCGGTCCCCGAAGGTGAGGTGACGCGCGTCGACATCACCGTCACCGGCGGCAACACCAACACCGAGCTGTGGGTCATCTGCCGCCAGCAGTACGAGGGGCTGCTGTGAGCGTCCGCGGAGCGTTCGCGACGCTCACCCACGACGAACAGACCGAACGCGACACCTACAAGAACCCGAAGGCGGTCGTCGAGCTCCGCACCAAGGAGATGGCGATCTGGTCGATCTCCGGTGACTACCAGGACCTGAAGTTCACCGACAAGAAGTCGGCGGCCGGCGGGCTCACGATGTTGCTGCCGTGCGATGAGCACTACGGCGACTACCTCGACGGCCAGCCGAAGGCGACGGTCCGGCCGATCGTCGTCCGGCTCCCGGGCTACACGACGTTGTGGTTCATCACGAAGTTCACCCGCACCCGCAAGGGGTTGAAGCGCTACTACGAGGTCGAGGCGATCGGCGCGCTCGAGCATCTGGCGTGGATCCGGCTGTGGCCCTGCCCGTGGTCGGTGGCCGAGTTCCAACCGATCAAGTACTGGTTCGGGCTCGGCCCGTCAGCCAGCATGTGCGCGCTCGCGTTGACCGCGAACCTCGTTCGGCTGCAGGGCGAGCTGTTCTCCATCCCGACGGGCAACCTGTTCTCACCGAGCGCGTGGAACGTCGTCAAGAAGGCGCTGCACCCCATCATCGTCAACCCGCGCAACAAGTTCATCGGCGACACATCGAAGTGGGATTCGGCGTCGTGGCGGATGGACGAGGCGCTCACCGCCTTCACCGAGGTGTGCCAGGCGAACGACCTGCAGATCGTCTACCAGTTCTTCGACCCCGACGTCGACCCGCAGCCGTTCCCCGAGTTCATCCACCTCGACCGTCCGAAGCTGATCATCGACTTCGTCGAGAAGGGGCAGCCCGTCGGCTGGACCGGCACCGCGATCGACGGGTTCTTCCGCACCGGCATCCAGATGGGGACCGACCTCCTCGGCTGGGTGCTGTACCCGATCCTCGGCGACGACGGTTACCAGAAGTACCTCGACCAGGTGGAGGGGACGATCGCGAACAAGCCGATCGCGGTCTACACCACCGGGAAGTACACGCCCGCTGACGAGTACGAGCAGACCACCCACACGGCGATGGCGTCGCGGGTGACGGCCGGCGGCAAGTCACCCGAGTGGGTCAACACGCTGCTGGTGACGGGCGCGAACATGCTGCTGTCGGGGATCGGCGCGGCGGTCGGCGCCGCGCTGGTCGCCGCGACCGGCGGTGCGGCGGCACCGATCCTGCCGTTCCTCACCAACCTCGAGCTCGGCGCGTTCGAAGGTGTCGTCAAAGACACCGTGATGGCGTTCCACACCTCCGAGGACATCCAGCGCGCCAACGAGGCGGGGCCGTGGCGGTTCCGGGAGACGTTCGCCGAAAGCTCGTCGACCGGGCTGTCGATGGAAACGCTGTCGGGGATGAAGTCGGCCCACTGGGCGACGAGACCGTACATCTCGCACGCAATCTCGGTGCAGAACGGTTCGCCGTACTACATCGGCAAGGACCTGCAGCTCGGCGACCTCGTCGGTGTGCAGATGGCCGACGGGAAGGTCGAGGTCGACTACCTCGAGGAGATCACCTACGAGGACTCACGCAGCGTGCGCGGCAAATTGACGCTGCAGATCGGCCGGCCCGACGCCGAACGCGAACCCGGGTCCATCGCCCTCGGCAAGATCCGCCGATTCGGCACCTGGCTCACACGAGCAGCACTGAGCGAATGAAAGAAGCAACACTGCAATGAGTTTCAGAACAGCGTACGGCTACAAGTACTCCGAGAACGGTTGGCGGATGTGCAACCGCGACGAGTGCGTCACGGTCACCGTCGCCGGCATGGGCCTCCACGTGAGATCCGGTTACGCAGCAGAGGTGCTCGGCGCGTGGGTGCGCTGGTACCACGAGAACGTCGAGCCCATCGACCTGTACAAGCCCCTCGACGACTGGGGATGGTCGAACACCAACGACGTCGGCAACTCGAACCACTTGTCGGGCACCGGGGTCGACCTCAACGCCACCCAGTACCCGTGGGGCCGCCGCGTCATGCCGGCCGATCGTATCGCGAAGGTCCGGCGCGGTCTCGCCCTGTTCGAGGGCAACATCTTCTGGGGCGCCGACTGGTCGCGCGCCGACGAGATGCACTACCAGCTCGGCGCGGGAACCGCCGCCGGGGATGGGGCCTCGGCCAAGCTCATCGACTTCGTGCAGCGCCGGATCAAGAACGGACGGCTGGTCGACTCGGTCGCCCCTGCCGCCCTCGACGTAGGGCGCGTCAACGCGTTCACCCAGGGATTCATGGGACCGATCGGTTCCGACATCAAGGACTCTCGAGAGCAGCTGTGCGGTTCGGGGTCCCGGGACCTCGGTGAGTTCGACGGCTGGCCGCAGCTCGGCCTGGACACGTTCACCGACGGTCTCGCCGCGGTCCTCGAGAAGGCGGTGACCCGCTGATGGGCACCTACTGGGCCGACGTCTCCCAGTTCCAGCGTCTCGCGAATGACGAGTATCCCCATCGGGTGTTCTCGTTCCGCACCAACAGCGGCGACCAGCGCGACCGGAACGCCGCCGCGAATCTGGACTGGGCGCTCGCTGCGCTCGACCGCGGGGACCTCGACATCGTCATCCCGTACTACTTCTTTCGTCCGGGCGCCGCGAACTGCGACCTGTGGCGGGAGGTCGTCACCCGCGGCGGGAAGATCGATCCGCGCATCGTGTGCATGGTCGACGTCGAGTCCGGCGCCGGCTCGTCGCAGGGCGCCATCCCCATCCGGGACCACTCGGACGAGATCAACGACGAGATCCGGCGAGTCCGTCAGTGGCTCGGCGGATCCCGGGTGATCGGCTACTACAACCCGAAAGCTGACCCCGCCCTGTGGCGGTCGGGCGGGGATCTCCCGCTCGTCGTGCCGCACTACGGCGTCCGTCCGGGTGAGTCCTATGCGTACCCGAATCGGTTCGCGCACCAGTACTCCGACCGCGTGCCGTGCGCACCGTTCGGGCCGTGCGACGCCAACTACACCGACCTGTCCATCCCACAACTCAAGACCCTCTTCGGAATTGGAGGCACCACCATGGCCACAGACGTGGACAAGATCAACGAGTTCACCCGCGCGTTCAACGCGGCGATCGGCTCCGACGCGAAGGACATTCGCGAGCAGCTCGTCGGCGCCCGCGACCTGGTCTACAAGACCGTCGACGGCAAGAAGGTCGTCGACATCGAGAAGTCGTTCCCCGGCTGGGCGCAGCTCGGCGGACGCACTGTCGTCGACGCGCTCGCCGCCATCGGCACCGCGCTCGGCATCCCCGGCTTCTACGACCCGCTCGGCGTCGTGAAGAACCCCACCGACAGCAAGGAGAACTGACCATGTCCGTACCCACCATCGCCCACAGTCGCCTCACCACGTTCGTCGAGGACGTCACCGAACGCGCGGCCAAGACGTTCACCCAGACGCTACTGCTGTTCCTCGTCGCCGGCGTCTCAGTCGTCTCCGTAGCGTGGGGTACCGCGATCCAGTCGGCGGCGCTCGCCACCCTCGCGACGGTGCTCCTGGCGCTCGTCGACTCCCGGCTCGTTGCCGAGAACCCCTATGTTGAGGCGCTGATCCGCGCTGGCCGCACCTTCATCGCCACGGTCGTCGGTTCGATTCCCGTGGTGACTTCGGCTGACCAGGCGGTGACGTTCGCGGATGTGAACTGGACGCAGGTCGCCGGTTTCGCCGGCACCGCTGCACTGATCTCGCTGCTGACCTCGATCGCGTCGCTGCCCATCGGACCGAAGGGCACTCCGAGCATCGTCGTGCAGGGCGCGTCGGTCTAGTGCCCACGTGGCTGACACCGGACGCTCTCAACGGTCTCACCGTTGGGACGCTGGTGGTCCTCGGAGCCCTCGGGTTCGTCATCGCCGTCAACAAGCGGTGGATCGTGCTGCGTTGGCAGCACCTCGACGCCCTCGCGATGCGCGAACAGAAGATCGCCGAGCAGGCCGAGACGATTTCCGGGCATGCGGAAGCGATCGCGATCAAGGACCAGACCATCGCCGCTCAAGCCGAGACGATCCGCAACAACACCGCAACCGGCGAGGGGGCACTCAAGATGCTCCAAACCTTCCGTGAGCTGACCGCCGGAGGTGGTGGTGCATGAAGTGGCTGTGCCGGAAGAAGCGGGCGCGCGAGGCGGCGCTGACCGAAGCTGCCGCGCGCGCCCGTGAGCAGGCGGGCGCACTCGTTGTGGAGGCCCAGAAGACGCACGCGCGGGCCATCGAGCTGAGCGAGAAGGCCACTGAGGTTGATCAGCAGGTGCGCGCTGAGATTCGACGAAACCGTTGGACCGACACCCTCTTCGGTGTCATCGAGACAGGCAGGCAATAGATGCGTCAGGCAGGCGACATCGGGGCACTCTATGTGCTGATCGCGGTCCTCATCTACACCAACATCTACTTCCTGCGATCGCCGTGGCGGTCGTCGGCGCTCACCATCATCTTCGCGATCAAGAACGTGCTGGTGGTGCTCCTCGTCGGGCAGGTCGTGGCGTCGTTGTTCTGGCCGGACTATCCCGGCCGAGAGTGGTTGCGGTTCTTCGACTACTGGGCGTGCGGGACCGCGTATCTCGCTCTCTCGGTGCTCCTGTGGCGGATGCAGTCGCAGGACCGCGCCCAATTCCGTGCCGACGAGGACGCAGCTCGCGTGGAGCAACGCGCACGTTCGGAGGCGGACCAGTGAAGCGGTTCGTCGTCACTGTCCGCGGTATCGGTGAGCCGATGGGCCGAAACATGCTGGCCCCGTTCGTTGATCGGCTCGGCGCCGGTTGGACGCACGTCGAGGTGCCGTACCCGGCGGCGTACGGGTTCGTCAACGGACAGCGGAACCCGCACGCGCCGGACTACGAGACGACGAAGCGGCTCGGCCGCGCGCAGGTGCGGATCGAGTTGGCGATCATCCGGGCTGAGCATCCGGGCGCGATCGTGGTGCTCGCTGGCTACTCGGCTGGTGGAGACATCGTCGACGACGTCGTCGTGTCCGGTGTGATGGCCGAGTTCCCCCAGGTGAAGCGGGCTGTGGTGGTGGCGAACCCGTCGAACCCCGGCTCGAATGGGCTGGCCGACTACGGGATCGCCGCGCCGGAACGCGGCCGCCAGCACGTCGACTCGCGCGTCATCCCGGTCAACCACCCGGGCGATGTCATCTGCTGCTGCCCGCCGCGGTCCCCGCTGCGCGTCATCGCGACCCTCACACCGCGGATGCAGCTCGCCGACCGGTCGGTGTGGGTGCGTGACGTCCTGCGCAAGCTCGGGAACCCGACGGTGCGCGCCGAGATCGACGAGCAGCTCGGCGCGTGGTGGGACCCGCGGAACTGGGGCCGCTACGACCGGGCCGCGAAAGACGCCCGCGGCTACCTCGGCCTCGGCGTCCGCTCCACCCACACTATCTACAACCGCCGGCCGATCGGCGGGCTGTCGATGCTCGACCACGCCGCCGACCGCGTGAAACGCGAACTCGAGGTGGCGCCGTGAGCAACGACGACGCCCAGACGCCGAAGCCGTACGGGCTCGACGACCCGACGGTGCTGCGGCTCGGGAAGTTTCTGCGAAACACGCCGCTGTCGAACAACGCGTTCGCGCCGATCCCCGAACCACTCTCGGAGCTCGTCGCGCAGGCCGTCTGCAACTACACCCAGGACCTCGTGTGGTCGGGCGAGGTCCGCGACTTCGTGCCGCTCGGCCACTGGGAGGCGACCCCAGACCTCGGCGACGTCGGGGTCGAAACCGTCGCGGGTGAGGTGACCCGCATGACCCACCGCGTCACCGGCATCTCCGTCCTCGGCGAGAACCCCGACCAGGCGTGGAAGCTGCTGCGAGAGAAAGTGAGACAGCACAATGGCTGACGACCCGATCGAACGCATCGGTGTGGAGCTGGAGATCTTCGCGATCCCGCAGCCCGCCGGCGCCCCGCCGATGACGGAAACGTACATGCACGTCCGCCGACGGCAGAACGGTGCCGCCGAACGGGCCGTGCTGGGTCTGCCAGCGTACGAGGGGGCGCAAGGCCCGCCCGGGCCGCCCGGTGCGATCCACCGCGGCGAGCTGTCGACGTCCGAGCTGGACGCGATGGCCCTCGTGCTCGGTGAGGACAACACCAACTGGGCGTGGCGCAACACCGACACGAACGACCAGTACGTGTGGTCCGGGGCGACGTTCGTCGTCTACCACGGCGTGTACGGCACTCCGGGCCCGGTGGGGCCGCCGCCCGCGCTGACGCCCGGGACCCTGACGATCGACGGCGACCCGGTGGCGTCGCCCGACTTCGGTGTGCGGGTGTCGGGGTCGGCCGGGTCGTACGCGGTCGGTGTGGATCTGCCGCCGATGCCGAAGGGCGACAGGGGAGATATTGGCCCGTCGGGGTCGGTCATCAACTCCGTCGACGTCGCCGACGATTCCGATCCCACCGACGGCGACGTCCTCACCTACCGGGAGGACGACGGAAAACTGGTGTGGCAGCCTGGCCAGTTCGTCACCGAGGAGTACGTCGTCGGCCCGGGCGGATTCCCCACCGTCACCAAGGGATCGTCCGACACCCGCCACACCATGTTCTCGGTCAATATCCCGGCGAAGCCGTGGCCGTACCGGTTCGACTTCGCCGGCGGCGTGGACGTGTCGTCGTCCAACGGCACCCAGATCGACATGGAACTCCGCACCGACAACGCCACCTCGGGACCACTCGTCGGCTACGGCAAAGGCCAGGACGGTGAGGGCTACCGCGAGGTCGCGTTCCGCGCCCACTCCGACGTCGACCTCACACCCGAATCGACCGAGGGAATCATTCCCGCCGACACCGCCGTCACGCTGTACGCGTCAGCGGTCAAGACCGCCGGTGTCCTCACCTCGTGGAAGATCCGCAACACCAAGGCGCAGCTGCGGATTCGACTGATGCGGGTCACAGTCTGATGTCACCTCCACCGGAGGGTCGGGACCGCCACTACTGGCCCGACAGCGAACCAGACGCGGACCGGCTGGGCGCCACCCAGGTGATCCCCGTGCGGGGGGCACCGAAGATCACCATGCCGCCCCCGCAGTCCGCCGACCGTATGTCGCTGCAGGAGCGGGCGAACGCCATCTTCGGTGAGGTCGGCACGAAGTTCGAGGTCACCGAGGTCGCGTCGGGTGTCGATAACGTCGCGAATAACATTCGCAACGCGGTCACCGGGGGTGTCGCTGCGGGTGTCGGCGTCGTCCGGGAGGTGTTCGACTCCGTCGCTGGGCTGTTCGGCATCGCGGACAACGCGGAGAAGATCGCGATGGCGGCCCAGCAACAGTTGCAGGACATCACCAACGAAACGAACGTGCCTGGCTGGTCGGGCTATTCGTGGTCGACGATCTTCTCCGGCGCCGACGGCACCCCGCTGCCCTCAACCGACTGGGCCACCACCCGGATCGCGATCGTCGGGGACGACGGCCACGCCGGCATCATCAACAACTCGGCCGACGGCGACCACTTCTGCACGGTCCGCGACATCCACAAGTTCGCCACCGACTCGCAATCGGCCTCGATCGTCGTCGGCAAGAAGTGGTCATTCTCCGAGGACCGGTGGACCTCGATCCGCCTGCGCTGCGACAGCGAGAATCCCACGCAGGGCGCAGTGTGCTGGGTACGTCCCGGCAACATCCGGATCGGCCGATTCTCGGGCAGCACCAACACCGTCTGGTACACCGTCAGCCAGACCGTCAAGCCTGGCGACATTGTCCGATTCCGCTGCCACGGCGACAACTACTACGTGCTGGTCAACGGCAAAGTCGTCGTCTCGTGGACCGACACTGGCGCATCCGTATCGAAGGGTGCTGGATTCCGACACGCCGCCTTCACTCAGGAGTATCTCAATGGCCTTCTCGCCGACCAAGCCAGCTTCCAGGTCGCATCATGGGCGATGGCCGACTGGCTCCCACCGGGCGGCGCGGTGACGACCCCGGCGTGGCGCCTGCGCCGCGGCGTGAACACCGAAGTCGCAATGACCGTGGCCCACGGCGCCGAGGCCCTGATGCCGAACAGTTTCTACACCATCGCCGACCTGGCCGTTCAGGTCACCGTAGATATGACCCTCGGCGAGGTCACCATTGTCGAGTCGGGCTGGTACTCGATCAAGGCAGCGAGCAAGAACCGTGACAACTCCTCGGACGGCGCCGGCGACGACGCCTACGACGTCCGCAACGCCTATCGAGGAACGCCGTGGGTGCTCTACGTCGATGGCGCACCGCTCGAGGGGCCGTTCGGAACCGGGCAGACGACCGAGGTGTATCTCGCTGCGGGACAGAAGGTCCGCGTGGGTGCCTCGGCGACAGTCCCGGTTTTCGGGGTCAACGCCTTCGGCGGGACGAGTACCACCACGAACTACGCGATTCCCGCACGTTCCCAGATCACACACGTCGGCGGCGCGGCGCCGGTGTTCACCGGACGAAAGATTGCCTGATGGCCAACGACACCATTTTCGAGCTACCCGAGATTCCGGGCGTCACGTTCACCGCGAGCTACGGATCGGGCGGTGAAACCGGCCTACCGTCGAACTGGATCCGCATCGTCGGCACCGTCGAAAACCCTTGGTACGACCCGACCTACAACTACGGCCTCGACCCGAACGGGCACACCGAGATGACCGATCCATGGAAGCGGCACACCCAGTTCCCGACGGTGCTAGGGCCAATGGGGTTCGAAGGACCGAGCATCGGCCTCCCCACCGACCCACCACCCCCACCGGTCGAGCCCGAACCGACCCCCGACCTCGAGGAGCCCACCGTTGGCTGACATCACGTACATGACCGTCACCGGTCTGTGGACGCACATTGTCGATGACGGGATCGTCGACGGCGACCCCAACCCTGATGTGGTGCGGCCGACGGGCAAGGTGGTGTTCGCGCCGAAACCGTCGAACACGGGGTTCGTCACCGCCGGCGCCGCGGGTGAGTCCGAGAGCGTCACCCTCGCCGAGGTTCCCGCGCTCGTCGCCGCGGGTGTCCTCACCGACTTGCAGGGCAACGAGGGCATCCGGTTGGCCGCGACGATCGGTGGGAACCCGGTCCGGTGGGTGGCTCAGCCTACGCTGCTGTACGGCAAGAAGACGTTGCCGTCGAAGTCGGTGACGTTCGACCCGCCGACCGTCGGGACGACGCTGCACCTCAACGATCTGTTCGACGACATCGGCCCGCAGTCACCGCTCGTCACCACGGAGGTGAAGGAGTACCGCGACCAGGCGGTCGCCGCCCGGGACGCCGCTCAGCAGATCGTTGACGACGCCGCGCTCGGTGTCGTCCCGGACTCCGGTGTCGCCGCGCGCATCGCAGATCCAGACTCGGAGTCGGGCGCCGCGGTCGACGCGCGCATCGGCGCCGCGGGACTCCTCACCCAGGAGGCCGCCGACGCTGCTTATGCCCCGAAGTGGTTGCCCTCCACCGCGTACACCGCGGGCACTCTAGTCATGCTCCCGGCGCCGATCAACGGCCCCGGCACGCGCAATTCGTCCGGGACCTCGCGGTCGAGCTTCGATGCCACCGAGCAGGGTCTGTGGACCGCGACTGGAAGCGGGGTGTCGTCGTGGGACGACCTCGAGGACAAGCCGCCGGTCATCGCCGCCGGGGCGAACGCGGGCGCCGCGCGAACGGCCATCGGCGCCGCCCCGACAGATTCGGTGCCGGCCGCCTATCAGTCGGCGATCACCTCGACCATCATCACCAACGAACTGATCGACGATCTCGCCGAGGAGACCGGCTACACGTGGGCGGTGGTCGACACTGCGGGGCGGGTGGCGATCGGTGTCGACGCTGCCGGCCATGTCGTCGCCCGCCTCGATCTCGCCGACGGGCTGGTCACTGAGGCCAAGCTCGCCACCGAGGTCGCCGACAAACTGGTCCCCGACGGGGTCGCACTCCCGGCGCCGCTACCCGCCGGCACGCAGGCGTTCGCGATCACCGACGCCGACGACCGGGTGGCATTCGAGATCGGTGGCGATGGCACCACCCGCGTGCAGAAGATGTGGATGGCCACTCAGGCGCAAGTCGCCGCGGCCAACCAACTCGCCGTCGTCACCCGATCCAACCGCTACCGGTTGGCCACGTTCGGCGACTCCCTCACCCGCGGTTTCGGCCCGTCGGCGGACTGGGACCCCGGCGACGCGTGGCCGGCGAAACTCGGCCTGCCCGCCGCAGTCTCGGTGTTCAACCGCGGCGTGTCCGGCCAGACCATCGACGAGATCAACCTCCGCTCCGGCGCGCTCACCCTCAGCCTCGCGGTGACCGGCGGCGAGATTCCCGCCACCACCGACCCGGTCACCGTCACCACCACCCAGACCATCGGCTGGCGCCCGGACCGCACCTGGACCTTCGACGGCACCCTCGCCGGGGTCCCGGGAACTCTGACCCGCACCGGCACGGCGATGACCAGTTTTACCTTCGCCCGCACCACCCCCGGTACCGCGGTCCCTGTCGCCGGGACTGCGCCTTTCGTGTCCGCGCAGAACGTCCACGCCGCGGACACTGTCGTAGTGTTCGCCGGCCGCAACGACATCTCCTACTCGGTGACCGGCCCGCACGGCTCGATCGTCGAGCACGTCGTCGAAGGCACCGCCGCGCTCGTCGAACACCTCACCCCGCAGGTGCGCCACGTCCTGCTCGTCGGCACCATCAACTCCACCGCCGCGGCCGCCGGGTCGGCCGAACACACGATGGTCACCCAGATCAACACTCAGCTCGCCGCCCGCTACCCGGGCCGGTTCTGGGACCTGCGCGCCTGGCTGGTCCACGACGCGATCTACGCCCTCGGTCTCATCCCCGACAGCACCGACCTCGCCAACATCAACTCCGACCGGCCGCCCCCGCAGATCATGCACGACACCATCCACTACAAGCAGGCCGTCGCCGCCGCGCTCGGCCCCCAGATCGCCAACCAACTCGTCACGAGAGGATGGGTCTAATGCCCGGTATCCGCATCCAGGTCCCCACCGAATTCACCGACACCACACTCCCGGTCATCGACCTGTCCGAGCCGGTCACCCCGTTCACCGACGCCTACGTCGACTACGCCGCCGCCGATCTCGACCTCGGTGCGGTCACTGCGTGGCCCAGCCTCGTCGCATCGAGCCCCGGACTGTCCGGCGCCGCGACAGTGGTCGACGAGGCCGGGGCGAAACACGTGCACTTCAACGGCACCAGCGACTACCTCGACGCCGCCATGTCCCACGCCCAGCCCGAAACCGTCGGCATCCGATTCCGATTCGGCACGCTCAAGGCGTCGCACGTCATCGCCGGCGCCACCGCATCGGGATCGATCACCATCGCGACGACCGCCGAAGCGACGCCGGTCAATCACCAGCTATTCGCCGGGTCAGCGCTCACCTGCTCGCCCGCGATCGCGCCCAGTACCTCGTTGTGGCGCACCGCGATCGTCGTATCCAACGGCGCCTCTCCGAACTCGATCTTGTCCATCGATGGAGTCGAACGCGCCGGCGCCGCGGGAACGAACGCGCGCAACGGGCTGCGTCTCGGCCGTGGTACCACCTCGACGTACTTCCCGATCGACATCCGCAGGGTCATCGTGCTCAAGCGGGCAGCAGACTCGACCGAACGCGCAGCGCTCAAGGCTGTGCTCGACGCAGCGTAGGGCTCCTCACTCTGCGAGTCCGAGGTACTCGTAGAACGGGTTGGCTATCCGTGTTGTGTACTTCAGCATCTCGCCCAGCACGTCGATCACATCGAGATGTGTGAGCGGGGTCCCGAGTACCTTGATCTCCCGGCCGTCGCGTCGGTGCAGTGCCTCGTCGAACACCAGGACGGGATTGAACTGGGCATCGATCGAGTTGCCCTCGGCCAGCCAGCTCAGAGGCACGTCGCGCAGCGTCGCGACGAGGTCGAATATGCGGCCACCGGACTCAATCCGGTGCGGGAGGCGAGTTGTGTCGGCATCTCGGCTACCTATCAAGGTCCCAGATGCGTCACGGAATTCGATGAGGCCCTTGAGCATCGCGCCGCATACGACGGGTAGACGATCGTGCTTCAGGGCGTTGTCGAGGTCTTGGATCAGTGAATGCAGCGGGTCCGGCGCCGGCGGCCACGGATTTGGGAAGGCCGCCAAGGTGACCCGCTTGTTCTTCTCGATGTAGTCGAACACCTGACGGCATCCGTGGACGACCTGCCCGATGATCACCGGCAGGACTGGGGGCACCGTGGGTCGTCGACTAGCCGAGAAGATGATGCTGTCGCCGCCGGTGTGGTAGATCATCTCGACGTCGAGCGAGTCCCGACGGAACCACTCGGTCGTGGCTTCGCTGACTTCGGTCAGGTTGTGAACGGCGCGGGTGATCAGTCCGCACACGCTATCGGCCAGCGCGGCGGTGCGGGACTCGGGAGTGTCCTCCTTGAGGATGGGAATGACTGTCACAGCGGCATCATCCCATCAACCGAACCTGCGCGGAATCGTGCGATGTCCTGAGACGATGGCGGCATGAGTGACTACAACAGTCGGAGCTTTCACGAGAAGATCGATCGAGCGATTCAGTACCTCACAGAGCGTATCGGTACGCCCGACACGGGGATGGCGCCCGCAGGAGGGCCGGGTAGCGCGGAATATATGCCACTGACGGATCGCGAGTTCCGGCAGGCCGAGGCTGATCTTCAAGAGCTGTTCGCCATTCGAGCAGCGACCGAGCCTCCGCACTCGCCGCTACCCGGCAAAGCTCTGCGACAACGGCTCTGGGACGTCGAGGATCGATACGGCTTGCATCCTCCTCACATCGCCCGTCCATAAGGTGAAGCCTGCAGAATGTCACCGTCCTCAGATCTACGACCGGTGTCAGATATAGCCGGACTTGGGCACCATCCGGCCGTTACGCCAGTGTCGGAAGCTGAAACCAGCGGAGCCGACAACTTCCCGAGCACGGCGATGTGATCCGATGACACCCATTCCGTTGAGCAGGTGATTCGCGAAGAAACTCTGGGCGTAGAGGGACGCGGCTGCCGAGTGGACGGAGTGAAACGGCGCAAGGTACTCAGCGCAGGCGTCGCTCGCACTGAAGTCCCTAGCAAATGCTGCCCGACCCGTGAGACAGCTCAGAGATACGACGGTCTTCGGCTGTCCGCGCCGAGCTCCGTCCGAAAGTAGTTCGCCGAGCCGGTGCCCGGTGACTGTGCTTTCAGCACCCAAGAGCTTGATATTGTCGACGTCGCCGTGCCCGATCAGCACGAGATGACTTGTTGACTCGGCGAGCTGACGCCAAACGACCTCGAGTTCAATGGTGGTTCGGATCTCTCGCATCCTGACTGCGTCCGGCTCGAGTAGGAGCCGCAGATAGTGCAACGTGCTCTTCGTCAGAGGGTCGAGGGTGTGCTCCTCTGTGAGAAGGTCGCCGATTCGTAGGATCGTGATGCCGAGATCCCGGCCATGCAGGACTTGCGATGACACCCAGATGTCATTCCCGTCGCTGTCCCTCTCGTCCAATCTCACCTGTTGCTTGCGCTGTTCCAAGACCTTCGTGCGTTTCAGGGCGAAGCCGCCCTGGGCAGGGGCCGGCAGCTTGTTGCTGGGCACGTACACCTCGGCACCCACAGGAAATTTCGGCACTACGACATGATCACATCTTTCGCTCCGGTTGCCGGGCGCTGGTGGCCTCGTGCCAGCCCGTACGCGAAGTCGAGAGGGCGACTGAACCCGCCCATAACCGGAATTACCGGGACGGTTTTCGGTCGTGGGATCCGTAAAAGCCAAATCCTTGCGGGCTGATAAGGCCTGGACCGTCGACGGCGAAGGTGAGTTGTCCGTTGCCTAATCCCACTGTCCAACCCCCTCCAGGAGTTGCGATAGACGGTGAGAAGTACATTCCCGGCGCGAGGAAATAGGGTGTGTAGACGGCAGGAGTATCGACCGTTCGTTCATGGCTCTGGCCGAGGTCCGCCTGAGCAGCGGGGGGCAACCTGACCGAGTCCGATCCAGGCGCTCGGGTGAAGAACGCTTCCACCCGCCCGGCAGCCGGAACGAGTGTCACTGCCATCGCATCCTCACCAACGACTTCGGATGACTCACCCGTGGCTTGTACCGCAGAGATCAGAGCCCCGCGAAAGTGCTCAGGAGATTCATCACCCTCTTGTTTGAGGACCTGCCGGCACGCTTCGTGGAGAACTGGATCGATGCTTCCAACACCATGAAACTTGAAGGAACCAAGACCCATCCATCGGTCAGCGAGCTCGATATGCTGGGCACCAGCTCCATCGATGTTGCTCTCGAACATGACGTGACGAGGGCCCTGCGGCGAGGATCGGGCCTGCAGACCCACACCCAGGAGGGTGGTCGGATACCGCCTCGCTGCTACCGGGAGCCGGTTGTACGCGTCGGCCATTGCGTGCTCGATCCTCGATGTGATCGCACGATAGTGGAGCTGTTCGGGCGGCTGATGCCAGCCTCCCATCCCCACCATGTTCGTGGTCCCGGCTATGGCTTGAGCGATGAACTGATCTGTCGGAATGTCGTCGAGATATGCGAGACCCGTGTAGCCGATCACAAGCCAGCAGTCGGCTCCCGTGACGATGACCGTCTTGTTGCTGGCGAGATCCCAAGCTTCGGTCTCATTCTTCTGTCGCGTGCGGGTGATCAGTCTGTCGCTCGCGTGGAAGGCGTACCCCCGCGTGACACCCCCAAGAATCAACGTCACCTGCCGACTTTAGCCCGGGCACTGCCACGGTTCCCAGTCGTCGCCGAGCACCGCCGCCAACCGGTCGGTGAGGTCGGGCGCCTCGGGCTGGCGGCTGTACATGACGTCCTCGCACTCGACAGCCAGCTCGAGCAGGACCGGGTCCGGCGGCGCCCACCCGCCATCGGTGCGTACCTGATGCTCCGCCTGCCGACGTCGCATCACAGATGCGACGGCTTGGGCGGCCGCCCGCAGCGTCTCGCGATCGGTCACCCTATCCATCCTTCCAGGGAACCGTCCGGCCGCCGGCTGCGTCCAAGCACTCATGACCCCGCGAGTTCGCGTCCTCCGCATCCGCCCGCCCTACTCGGTCGACTGCCCGCACTGCCTTGAGTTGCTGCGCGCCGAGGCCGACGCACCGCATTGGCTCGACTGGTTCCGCACTGCCAAATCGACCACACCCGTTGCAAGACAACCAAATTGAGTGCTACCGTGATCTCACAAGTTCAGAGCGGGTGCAGTTCAGGAACATCACCAGTTCGCCGACGCACAGCGACCCGGCCACTGCGGAAACAATGAGAACTCACCCTCGGAGGCCCATGACGAGGCACCCGCTCTGAACCTGGACCACCATGACGGCCCGCCCTCCACATCTGGAGAGCGGGCCGATTTCTTTGTAGAGATTTCTAGCCGAGGCTGCCGAACAGCGGTGGCGGTGACTGAACCGTCACCGGCGTCGGTCCGGTAGTCGCGCTGGTGCTGAAGGCATACGGTGTGCCCCACGCTCGTCCGCCGTTACTTGAATAGCAACCCCAGTCAACGTTGTACGTACCGTCGGGAACTCGCGGGAACCGCACCTCGGTGTCGCCAGTCGACACGGGGAAAAAGTCAGGACTACCACCTTCCTCGAGTGCGTTGCCCATACCCTTTGAGAAGACGAACGATGGGTCAACCTCAGGGTTCCAATCCGTCCTGGTGCCGAAGATGCCGCAGTCGATCTGAGCGCCGGAGTTGTTGTGCAGGGTCACGGTCACGGTCGACCCGGCCGAACTGGCCGAAATGTAGACATCGTTGGGCGCAGCGGAGACAACAGCCGGAACGGTGAGCAGCGCCAGGGTCGCTGCGGCAATAGAACTGAGAATCAGTCGTGTTCGCATCCGATCATCTTCGCACCGATGCTCAGCAGTACTCGGTCTGCCCCGCGTCGCATAGCTGGTCCCGCACCCACGGGCTCGGACCTTCGCTGCGCTCCGCCTCCTCTGCGCCCTCGCGGTTCTTCTCGATCAGGCACTCCGCGGTCTCGCACGGGGTGTCGCCGATCGGGGCGTCGGTGTCGATGAGGCCGTCGCCGTCCTTGTCCCACCCGGGCGGAATGTCGCTACCACCCTCGGGGGCCCCGGTCTCCGGAGCCGGGGCGGGCGCCGGGGCTTCGGTGGCGGCCGGCGCCGGAGTCGACGGCGTCGCGACCTTTTCACGCCAGTCCCCCGGTAACTTCCACTCGACCCGCTGATCGACGTCGCCGACCTTCAGGTGGTAACCGATCGCGGTCGTCATGATCGGCACGACGATCGTCGGGGATCCGTCCTTGCTCGAGTTCGGCGGCACGTCTATGAACGACACCGAGCCGTCGCACGGGAAGTCCTGGCCGGCCGCCTGGGAGACCTCGAGGTTCTGTGCCACCTTGTTCTGGTCGTTGACGTAGTAGATGTCGGACGGCCACAACCACTGCGGCGTCTCCATGGCTCCGGTTTCGATCGTCGCCACGAGCTTCGCCTGAACCACCTCTGGGGTGAGTGCTCCGTTGCATCCAGCGGTGTCGAGCCGGGTGCCGGTGACGGTGAGGACTTGCGCTCCGCTGGCGTCGGTGACGGTGACGGGCTCCCCGATCGCGACCTCGATCGCTCCACGTGAGTTCGTCGGCACCGAGGATGATGCGGCCGCGGATGCGCTGGAGCTCGTCGGGTCGGCGTTGCTGTCGTCGCCAGCGCAGCTGGTGGTGAAGAGCGCGAGCGCAGCTGCCGTGCAGAGGACGGGGAGGTAACGTGTCATGTTTCCGCAGCGTATTCGACGTGCGCCTCGCGGACAGGGCTACGCGCGTGATCCGCGGATGTAGAAAGTGCGACACATCTCCCATTCTTGCGGTTAAACCGCTAATTGTCGGAATGGGACTGTACTGTGCGGCGCATGCGAGCGATCATCTACTGCCGCGTCTCATCCGATCCGCACGCCCGCGGCAAGTCCGTCTCCGAACAGGAAGTCGACTGCCGGGCCACCGCGAAAGCGCACGGTTGGGACGTCGGTGAGGTGCTCGTCGACAACGACCGCGGCGCCTCCAGGTATTCACGCAAGGACCGTCCCGCATACCGGCGTCTCGCCGAGCTCCTCGCCCCGGGCGACGTCCTCGTCACCTGGGAAGCGTCCCGCGCGCAGCGCGACCTGAGTGCCTACCTGCAGCTCCGAGACCTGTGCGCGGAACGCGGCGTGCTGTGGAGCTACTCCGGCCGCACCTACGACCTCGCGCGCGGTGACGATCGCTTCACCACCGGTCTCGACGCGCTGCTGTCGGAGAAGGAAGTGGAGGTGACCCGCGAACGGGTCCTCCGGTCGATGCGCGCCAACGCGGCCGCCGGCCGACCCCACGGCAAGCTGCCGTACGGGTACATGATCGTCCGCGACCCGCACACGGGGAGGACGCTCGACCGTGTCGCCAACCCCGACACCGCGCCGACCTTCCGGGAAGCGGTCCAACGTGTCCTCGACGGTGACTCGCTGTACGCGGTGTGCCAGGACTTCAACGCCCGGGGAGTTCGGGCGCCGCGGCCGCGGCGGGACGGCACCCCGGCGAAGTGGATCCCGGTGACGCTCCGCAAGATCCTCGAGTCCCCCACGTACGCCGGGCTGCGCTCCCACAACGGCGAGGTCATTGGCGAAGCAACCTGGGAACCGCTGCTCAGCATGGAGGAGCACGAGCGGTTGAAGGCGTTGTTCGCCGATCCGCACCGCCTCACGCACCGCGGGTCGGAGCCGCAGTGGTTGCTGGCGGGGATCGCGCGGTGCGGTGTGTGCGGCGCGACGGTGAAGCGGATCAAGAGCCGCGGCATACAGACGTACACGTGCCGCGCCGGGTTCTGTGCAGCCCGCATGGTGACGACGGTCGACGACTACGTGACCGAGGCCGTGATGCGGCGCCTCGAAGGGCAGGACCTCGTCGGGCAGATCGACTCCGACAACGCCGAATACGCGACCGCGGTCGAGGCTGTGCGTGCGCTGCGGCAGCGTCTCGATTCCTTCACCGACGCAGCGGCCGAGGGCGAGGTGACGCCGTCTGCGCTCGCCCGGATCGAAGCGAAGCTGCTCCCGCAGATCGAACGGGCCGAAGGCCGAGCGCGGGCGTTGGCCCACTCCCCCGCGGTGGCGAAGATCGCCGGGACCGGCGCGCGGGAACGGTGGGACGCGTTGGCGGTGCGGGATCGCCGCGATCTCGTGCGGGCGCTCGTCGACGTCCAGATCCATCGGGTCGGGAAGGGCCGCCGGAACGTGCCCATCGGTGAGGGCATCGGGCTCACCTGGCTGTGAGTCAGCGGCGCCGCGCGCGTACACGCCGCAGCCGGTTCACAAGGACCGGCGCGTGCGCGAGCGCTTCGGGGTCGTCGAGCAGGTTGTTGACGCGCTGCCAGAACCGGGTGATCGAGATCCCGAACTCGGTGCGGACCGCGTCGGCCTGGTTGCCAGCGTAGTTCCAGCGGTGGGCGGCGAAGTCGAGTAGCGCGCGGTCGCCGTCGGTCACGCGACGCCCCGTTCGCGGAGCTGGGTGTCGATCCAGTCGCGTTCCTCGTCAGTGAGCGATTGGACGAGCGCGACGAGCATGGGGACGTCGACCCACAGCTCCTCGGCGACCTCCTCGGTGCGCCGCGTCCACACCAGGGCGTCGACGAGCCGATCGAGCGCGATCAGCCGTCGCGCTGCGATGCGCTCGACCCGCAGCTCTTCGCGCGCCCGGAGCACCCGGTCGGTCGGGAAGATGCGGCGCTCGTCGTGAACCAGCTCGTGCGCGATCGTGCATCGCCGCTCGTCGCCCAGCATGTGCCGGTTCACCTCGATCGTGTCACCGGTGATCCGACCCCGCACACCGGCCGGCAGGTCGTCGACGAACTCAATCGCAAGGTGGCGTCGGCGGCGCGCATCACGCCACGGGTGGTAGATCGACATAACGGGCACGCTAGGGCGAGGCACCGACAAAAACGGTCCTGACCAGGAATTACAGGCGTGTGATCAACTGACCTGTCTGAGCTTCGGAGGGCCTGATGCCCGCTGACCGGCTGTGGCGTCCACCTGGAACCTGATCGCTGAAAGCATGGTCCAGATCCGGACTCCGAGATGGACCACGAGCCCCAGAGCGATGCCGGACAGAGCTTCGGTTGGACGCCCCTCGCCGGTAAACAACTGAGCGATGAGGAGCGCCGTCGCGGTGAGGGATATGTAAGTCGCCGTCAGGGCGCCGCGCGCGAACCGATAGGCCGGGACCATGGGATCGGCGCCCTGCCAACCTTTCTCGCCTGCGAGGTCCTTCACTCGGGTGTAGGAGAGAGTACAGAGCGCGAGCAAGACCCCAGACACGATGGACATCCCCGAGAGGAACTGCGCCGCCGGCACCGCCAGTCGAGCACCAATCGCGATTCCACAGACGAAAGCCGGAAGCACGAACGCAAAGAAGAAGCGCGTCTTCGTGACGCGGTCGTCAATCGGCCGGGCGAGCCCGAAGGAGAGACTCAGAACGAACTGGTCAATTCGCTTCCGAGCCCTGATCACGCTCCGGGGAGGGGGCATCGGACTTGACCTCCAACTTCACAGCATCCTCGGGGTGTACCCAATCTCCAGTGTCCCACTTCGGCGCGAGGCCGACCATGTTCGATGCTGCCAAGTCTCTCACGGCGCTCCGACACTCGGTATCGAATCGGTCCTGGTCGGGCGGTGCTAGCGCCGTGTCCTCCATGACGATGGTCTGCTGTGGGTCTAACCCTTCGAACACGACGGTCTTCGGCTGGCCTTCGCTGTTATATAGGGTCGCTTTGATCTCTGCGACGTCGTCTCGCAGACGAATCGTGTACCGGTCGTCCGAGAGATCGTCTGCCTCGAACGGCAGCTCGATCTCGCGGGTACCTTCGATCAGAGTCTTGGTGTGAGCGCGGCGAAACTCTCGCAGCTTCCGACCCTTCTTGGGCTGGTCAGCTGGCGCCCTCCACATCCGTCGCTCGTACTTCTCCATCCCCCGCTCGTACCCAGCGGCACCACTGCCGGCCGTCGTCGACGCAGACCGGTATGCAACCTCGAAACCGATCAAGCGCTCCTCGTCGAGCGCGTTCTCGACCTGAGCCCACAGCGACATCTCTCGAACGATCCCGATCTCGAGCCGGTATCCCCGGTAGGCGCCCGCGAACTGGCGTTGAAGCTCCTTCCGCCATTCTGTGGGCAGACTGTGCCGACCAGCCTTCTCGACAAGAAGCCAACCGACGACGGAGTTCTCAGGCACGACTGCAAACGCCCAGAATGGCTCCCACTCGACCCCTGATCGGTCTCGCTCCTGAGCGTCAGCATCACGGCGCAGCCGTATCTGAGACTTCCTGCCAGACTCGCCACCGTCCATCCGCCACGAAATGGTGCGTCCACGGCGTCGGATACTCGTCGGTTGGCCGAAGTGTCGCTCGTCCCGCTCGATGTGCTTGTCGGTCGGCAGCGCCTCGATGAAGGAGCTGAGGAAGTGCAGGAGGTCCGCGCCAGATCCGTTGAAGTTGGCGACGAAGGGTTCGCCCGCGGCGGCACTCGTTCGGAACACTCGACCATCGAGCGCCACACGGAGCGTGTAGAGCACGATGCGGCGATCGCCCCAGGTCCCCATCAGTCGTTCTCCTCTTGCTCTTGCGATTCTTCGCCGATTTCGGCGAACTGGTCTCGCAACCGCTCGCCTTTCGTCTGATCGTCTCCGCGACGGGCAGCGATCGCCTGTCCAGGCTCTACGTCAGCGGTAGACACATTGATGGAGCCACGTGGTCGATGACTGATTCGCCGCCCCGTCGCTCGAGCTGCTTCGCGAGCGGCCTTCCGTAGCTTCCGTTCACGTTCCACCGCGGTCTGCAGAGCGGCAGCACCGCCTACGCCGAGTTCGGCCACTTGCTGAGCAGTACCGGCGAGTTCTTCTGCGCTTTGGGCAAGTTCTTCGGCGGCTGAGATCACTTCGTCGATGTCGTCGTCGTCAGTGAAGGACGACGCGGACCAGGCATCGCTCTCGACGCCTCTTGCTTCCATCGCCAGTCGGACCATCAGTTCTGGACCTAGCTCCCATGCACCGTGATGCCGGCGGCCTGCGGCAAACGACGTGTCCGCGTAACCAATGTCGGTCAGCACAGCTACGAGCACCTGGCGGTAGTTCACTCCGTCGACTTCGTCAGCGACCGCTTCGAGGAGGCGGCGTTCGGGCAGGCTGCGGACGCCGCGGTTCTTCCATGAGTTGACGGTCGTCGGGCTCGTGCCGATTCGGCGCGCGAACTCTGCTTCGCGCACCCCCGTCTGGTCCAGGTGTGCCTGGATGATCTTCCACAGTTCACTCATGGATTGAGGTTCAACCGCCCGTCCTTCGGCACGCAACGCGCAACGGAACCTATGCGGTTACCGCGTTTGCTCGCTCCGGCTTCCTTCTCCGTGTACCAACTTGTCCCCCGGATTGTGCCGCATACACGCAGGCTGCGGAACTACCGCCGTGTAATTCATTGCCATGCGTGTACCCACCATGCAAGAATCATACGCAGTTGCTTGACACCCAGCCGGTTACCGAGGAGGATCAATGGCGAGCTACACACGCTGGCCGAAGGGAAGTTGGATGAGGCTGAAGTCCGCGGACACACTCCGCGCGATCATGCAGATGCAGGGGTTTTCGATGTCCCGCCTGGGCCGATACGCCGGTTGCTCGAAGAGCTTCATCGCCCATCTGTGCTCCGGTCGGAAGACAACGTGCACGCCCCAGCTGGCCGAGAACATCGCGGAGGCACTTTCAGTGCCAGTGGACGTTCTTTTCGTCCTCAATGAATCCGCAAGGTGCGTACGAAACGAACGCAGCAATCAGGTCCCCGCGTGAGCAGCGACACCCGGCTTGACCCGACCCGCTGGCCCTTCGCTCCGGGCAACGCGCCGGACGACGTCGAGGCCGCCCTCCGCGCCGAGGAGCAGAAGTGGCCGGAGCCGACCGCCGCTCAACGCTCCCGCATCGCCTCCGTCTTCCGCCGCATCGACCGAAAGGCCATCGCGTGAACGCCGACCTGATGCCCTTCAACTACGAGGGCCACACCGTCCGCACCGTGGTCATCGACGGCGAGCCATGGTTCGTCGCCGCCGACGTTGCCAGAATCCTCGGGTACCGCATGGCCTCCGACATGACGCGCCGTCTCGACTCGGACGACCGGGGTACGCGCTCAGTGCGTACCCCTTCCGGCCAGCAGGACATGACAACCATCAACGAACCGGGCCTGTATGAGGCGGTCCTCGGTTCGCAGACAACCGGCGCCCGCGACTTCAAACGGTGGGTCACCCACACCGTGCTGCCCGAGATCCGTCGCACCGGCTCCTTCAACGCGGCGCTCCCCCAGACGCGGGAAGAGCGATTCGCGCTCGCGCTGACCGAGGCCGGTCAGATGCTCGCCGAGCGGGACGAGCGGATTGCCGAGCTCGAGCCCAAGGCTGAGGTCGCCGATCGCCTCCTGGACGCGAGCGGCGACTACTCGGTGAAGGACGCCGCCGACGTCCTCACCCGAGCCGGCATCAAGACCGGTCAGGCCCGGCTGTTCGCCGTCCTCGAGCACAAAGGGTGGATTCACCGCGCGAAGGGCGACGGCAAGTGGCGTTGCTACGCCCAGTCGATCGAGACCGGATACGTCGCCCCGCTCCCCCAGTCGCACTACCACCCGAAGACCGGCGTGCTGGTCCTCGATCCGCCGCAGGTCCGAGTCACCACCAAGGGCCTGCAACGTCTCCTCACCGAGCACGGCGCCCAGCCGGTACTCACCCCGTAGACCCCCCGTCGCCCGGCCGTGTTCGACGGGGAAGGCCGGGCGGCGGGATTTCCAACCCTCAGAAGGGAATCCAGCCCATGCTCTTCGATTTCGTTTTCCGCCATCTCGGATTCTGCACCGTCGTCGCGTTCTTCGTCGGCGCCGGAATCCTCATCCTGGTCGATCTCTCCCGCTCCGCGTTCGGCGGCGGCGACCTCGACGCGCTGACCGTCCACAAGGGCGAGATCGTCGAGGCCGACCAGTGAGCACCGGCGCGGTCGAACTGATTCGCAGCATCCGCGACCTGCACCCCAGCGCGAGCGTCAACGGGTCGGTACAGCCGATTCCCGACGAAGAGGGCGCGTTCGCCTGGGTGTCGGTCATCGGGCTACCCGCGGATCGGTATCCCGAGGTCCGGCAGGGCGATTACGGCGACGAGTACACCCTCACTGTTCGTGGTCCCGACCGTCGAGACAACTCGGCGACGCTCTCTGTGACTCGCTACCACGACGACGACCTCGTCGCCGCGCTGCAGACCGCCCTGGACTACATCGCGTCCGTGCAGGCGGGAGTAGGCCAGTGACCTCCGCGTCGCGCTACGACAGCGCCAACATCCCCTCGAACATCGCCGACACCCCGACTGCGGAGCAGATCGAGAAGCGTCGCCACGCAATCGGTTGCGCGTTCGAACATCTCGCGGTCGCCTGCGCCCGCAAAGGTGTCGACGTCGCGATCGTCCAGCAGTCCCTCGTCGGCAAGCCGGCGCTACGGGTCGCGATCACCAACCAGCGCACCGGCGAACGCCTGACCGAGCGCGGCGACATTCACGAGATCCTCGACCGCGCCCGCGACCGGCTCAACCGAGAGGACTGGGACCGGTGACCGAGCGCATGACGGTCCAGGTGGCCGTCGCCCCTGATGAGCTACGCGAGTGGGCCGGAAAGCACGCCGATTCCGGCCACGCCGGCGTCGCGCACGTCCTGTACGAGGCGGCGTCCCGTTACGAGAAGCTGATCGAGGTCGTCTCGGCGCCTGTCGGTCAGCGGATCCGCACCGACTTCCTCACGCAGGCAGAGGCTATGCCCTGCCCCGAGGGCTGGTCGTGGACGGTCGTCGACTATCCCGCCTACCACCGGGCGTGCCAGGACGGCATCCCCACCCTGCACCTCGAGTACGGATGCGACGACGACGTCGAGTTCGTCTACCTCGTCGGCCGGCACGACCTCGCGACGGAGGTGGCGCTGTGAGCCTCGCCGACATCGACCGCCAGCACTGGGATTCCGACGAACGTCGGGCGGATCGCGCACTGCGTCGCGGCGGGCCGCACCCCGACGACACAATGCCCGACGCCGACCGCAACCGTCATCTGCGGATCGCGAACGGGCGCCCCGCATTCGAACTCGCCGAACTGCCACCCAGCAAACAGCACGGCATCCCGGCCGTCCGCGAAGAACTGGTGTCGTTCTGCCTCCAACACCCTGGTCGGTGGGTTCGGTACAACGCGGCCGGTGGCGAGGACTCCACCCCGACGGCGCTGCGGCACCAGATCCGTCGCACCACCGGCGGATTCCCCCGCGGGTTCGAGGGTGCTCTCCGCCAGGCGGGTGCCGACACCCCCTGCCTGTACGTCCGGTATGTGCCGCCGACGGGCGGTGCTCGATGAACTCGATCGACGCGACGGTGTTCGTGCCCGGTTCCGGCCAGTTGAAGCGGTGCCGTGGCTGCTCGGAGCTGATGTTCTTCGCCGTCACCCGGGACGGCCGGTCGATTCCGGTCGACCATAAACCGCGCCCGGACGGGAACCTCGCGGTCGCGCCGCTGCAGGACGGCGAGAAGCATCCCCGCGCGACGGTCGTCACCCCCGGACAGGCAGCAGGTATGCGCGCCGCCGGAGTCCCGGTGTTCGCTCCACACTTCGCGTCCTGCCCAGAAGCCGATTCGTTTCGCCGCCGCGGCCGCGCGCGTGGCGCCCGCCAGAAAGGACGGCCCAGATGACCTTCGGCCGAGTCCGCTACGAGGACATCGACAACCGCACCCAGGAAGCCCGCGCCGTGCAGGTCGGCGGCGACGTCCTCCGAGACGGCCGTTGGGTCGCCGTCCACAAAGACGACGGCACCCGCATCGAGATCCCCGAAACGAACGTCATCTCCATCGACTACCCGAAAGGCGACGACCAGTGAACACCGCCACGGCAGATCAGCCCACCACCGAACGCAGCCAGTTCGCCGAGCGCGACAACTTCCGCGACCTCACCCCGTACGAGGAAGCGATTCTGCACGGCATGACGAAGCCCGCCTACTTCCCAGGCCGCGGCTACTTCATGGTGCAGGGCGTCTATCAGGGGTACGCAGACGACCAGGTGATCGTGCACCCGAACGGCGACACCGAGGTGATCCCGGACCCCCGCATCGCCCGCACCGAACGCCGCCGCGCGAGGAACAAGGCAGGCCGGAAGTCACGCCGCATCAACCGGATCCGAGCACGACGATGACGAAGACCGACCACGTGGAGATCGTCACCCAGGCATCAGTCGACATCGCAGCAGGGGAAACCCGGCCGGCCATCCCGCTGTGCAGCGACCGCCGCGCGGCTGTCGTGGACCGCCCCGTGGTGGACGGCCTACTCGGTCACGACGTCGTCGTCACCGTCGACACCGAACTAGGCGCCGTCGGCGGACTCATCTTCACGCTGCCGTTCACCGACGTAGCCGAGCTCGTCGACCAGGTGCGGGACGGCTGCCTCGACGGATTCGAGGACGCCCTCGACCACTTGCCGCCCCGCGGCCGGTCCCGCAAGTACATCGACGCCTACACCCTCGGCCAGATCGAAGCGCGCGGGAGGGCCGACTAGTGGCCGAGCCCCGCACCCTCGCTGACGTCGTCGAACGCGTCGTCACCCTCGCCCACCACAACCCCGACGCCGCCCCGGTCGTGTCGGCGGCGCACGGCCACAAAGCGCCCCACATCCTCGACGGTCAGCCGAACACCATGATCGCTGGCGTCCTCGAACTCGGACCCGCCCTCGAACGGGGCCTGTCGTGGAACGTCGCACCCGCGTCGACGCTGCTGCGGTCGCTGAACCACCGGTGGGCCACCCCCGCCGACGTGGCCCGCGCCGAGTGGCTCGACCGCGTCGTCGAAGCCGAACAGTCCGGCGCCACCCGCCTGGACGCGATCCGCGTCGCCGGGGAGGTACCCCGATGACCGCGATCGAGGTGAAGAACCCGCCCGCCCCGGGCAGTGACGAGTGGCGGAAAGTGGTGTCTCCGTCGAAGATCCCCGCGCTGCTCGGTGTGTCCCGGTTCCGCTCGCAGTACACGGTGTGGCACGAGATGGCCGGGCTGGTCGAACCGGAGCCGATCGCCGCGGCGCGGCAGGACGACTTCGACTACGGCCACGCGTGCGAGCTCGCCGCCCGCGAATACTGGCTGTTCAAGAACCCCGGGTGGCGGCTGTCTCGCGGCGAAGTCGCCTACCGCAACGACACTCTGCCGTTCCCGAACCTCGCGACCCTCGACCTGCGGGCGTCGCGCGGCCGCACACGCAAGGTCGTCGAGGTGAAAACCGCACGCGACAAGGAGGAATGGGGCGACGACGGCTCTGGTGAGGTGCCGGCCGACTACGCCGCTCAGGTGATCGCGCAGCAGCACATCACCGGGTGGACGTCCGAACCGGCCGACATCGTCGTGTGGTTCCAGTTCGGCATGCCGAAGATCTACCACGTCGACTACGAACCCCGGCTCGCTGCAGCGATGTTCGCGCGCATCGGAGCGATGTGGCCGTCGATCGTCGCGCAGACCCCGCCCCCGGACCTTGACGACTCAGTGTCGACGTACGAGACGGTCAAGGCGATGCACCCTGACATCGACCGGACGACCGCGGTCCTCGACCCGGCCCTGGCACGTGACTTCCTCACCGCCGACGCCGACCTTAAGTCGATCACCAAGCGGCACCGCGGACTCAAGACCCGCGTCCTCGACGCCATGGGCAACGCACAGCACGCCGTCGCCGGCCACCCCGAGCAGAAGATCGCCCGCCGCCAGCCCGGGCAGCGTGGCTCCGTCTCGCTCTACCCGATCACCAAGACCGACCCCGACAGCATCACATCGAAGGAGAGCACCGCAGCATGACCAGCACCGAAATCGCCACCACCGGCGGAGCCGTCGCCACCCAACCCACCACCGAACTCACCATCCGTTCCGACCAGTCCGAGTTCACCCCGATCCAGCGAGCTGCGCTCGCCCAGCTCGGCGTCGAGGAAGCCTCCGACGACGACGTGAAGGTGTTCTTCCACCAGGCCAAGAGAACCGGCCTTGACCCGTTCGCGAAGCAGATCTACATGATCGGCCGCCGAACCAAGGTGAAGGAGTGGAACCCCAGCACCCGCCAGCAAGAAGAGAAGTGGGTGATGAAGCAGACCATCCAGATCGGTATCGACGGGTACCGTCTGGCGTGCCGACGCATCGCCAACGCCCTCGGTATCAAGCTCGAAGTCGACGGCCCTTACTGGCACGACGGCACCCAGTGGCTCGACGTGTGGCTCGACGCCGGAAACCCGCCGAAGGCAGCGAAGTTCACCGTCACCCGTGACGGCGAGAAGTACACCGCCATCGCGAACTACGCCGAGTACGTCCAGACCTACAACACGCAGCAGGGCCCGAAGCCGAACTCGATGTGGGCGAAGATGCCCGCCAATCAGCTCGCGAAGTGTGCGGAGGCCGCAGCTCGCCGCCAGGCGTTCCCCGACCAGTTCTCCGGCGTGGTGTTCGAGGACGCCGCGCACACGGTCATCGATTCCGAGGTCGTCGACGAGCCTCCGAAGAAGGACGGCGGCCGCGGCGCCGCCGGGCTGGCGGCCGCGCTCGGTGTCACCGATGAGCAGCCCTCCGAATCGAGTCCGGAACCGGAACACTCGCAGGTCGTGGACGCGGACACCGAACCCGCGCCCACGTCGTCCAGCTCTCCGACCGCCGAGCAGGGCCAGCGCGTCAACGAACTGTTCACCCGAGCCGGACTCACCGCCGACGACGGCGTTGGCCGCGGGATCGTCGTCGCCGCACTCCTGCCCGACCGTGACCCGTCCACGGCCCTCACCGCCGACCAGGCCGATCACGTCATCACCACCCTCGAACAGCTCGTGACCGAGGGAGAGAACTCCGGCACTGGAGACCAGGTGCTCATCGACACCGTCGAGAGCCTCATCACCGAGCACGACACGGAAGGACCTGCCCAATGACCGCACCGATCGGCACCTCAACGCTCACCGTGAAGAAGACGAAGGCGCGCCCCGACCGCGACCTCGTCATCTACTCGACCAAGTCCGGGAAGTGGCACTGGAAACTCATGTCGCCCAACGGTCAGCTCGTGCAGGCCCGTTCCGGCCCGGACGGCTACAAACGCCGCGACGACGCCACGACTGCCGGGCGCCGGCTCCTCGCCACCATCGCCGACACCGCGGTCCGGCTCATCGTGCAGAAGGCCGACGGCACCATCGACGACCGCGGACTCATCTCGTGACCGGCCAGCACACCGACGCCGACGACGCCCGCCACGCACTCACCGAGGCGAAGAACGACCCGGGCGCGGCGGGCTACCACCTCGTCGTCGCGCAGACCCACGCGATCCTCGCGCTCGTCGACGCCCTCAGCAACGTGTCGCTGCCCAACTCGAACTACACCATCCACCACCACCCGGAAGGACCCACGCATGGCCCTCGCCACTGAACCGCCACCCGAACTGCCCTCCACCACCGCAGGTCTCGACCCGGACAACAGCGACGGCCAGTACATCAAGATCCGCGTCAACGGCCTGAAACTCGACAACCCACCCGGCAAGGGCGAAGCCGTCACCCTCATCGTCAAGGGCACCTGCCACGAGATCCACGACAAGACGATGAAGGACGGCGAGGACAAGGTCGTCCACTACATCGACGCCGAGTCGGTCTACGAGCGCGGCAAGGTCCCGATCGTCGACGAAGGGCCCAAGGGTCTGTTCGACTTCGTCTCCGACCAACGGCTGTGGGAGACAGCGAAAGACGCCGCATTCGAGCGCGGTGAGGTACTCGACGACGTCGTCACCGGCTGGCTCCGCGACTACATCAACCAGAAACCCGCCGACGGCGAGGACCAGGTCGACGACGTCGACACGAAAACCGACGGCGGCCAGGTCATCCGGCCCGCGTTCTCCGACCAAAAGAAGGACGGTGACGACTGATGGGCGGCACCCTCACCAACGTCACGACCTTCGAGATTGAGACGTGCTGCAGCTGCTCGATCCAGTTCGCCATGCCGACCGAGCTGAGGAACCGCCGGCTCCGGGACCACGAGGCGTTCTGGTGCCCGAACGGGCACCGCCAGTGGTATGTCGGCAAGACCGAGGAACAGAAGCTCCGGGAGCGCCTCGAGCGCGAGGAACGCCGGGCGGCGAACGCCGAGGAGAACGTCCGGATCGAGCGCGCCTCCCACGCCGCGACGAAGGGCCGACTGACCGCGACCAAAGGTCAGCTCACGAAGACGAAGAAGCGGATCGCCAACGGCGTATGCCCCTGCTGCCACCGCTCTTTCGTCAACGTCGCCCGGCACATGAACTCCCAGCATCCCGACTACTCCGAGACGAAGGGCTGACCGATGCCGTTCGTGCTGCTGGCCGTCGCCAACTTCGCCCTCTTCTGCCTCGCGCTCGCCGCCGTCCTCACCGGCGGTGGCCTGCTGTTCGTCGCCGCGTGGGCGCTCCTGATTGTCGAAGCGCTCTCCGTAATCGGCTGGGCACGGCTGGCAGCACACCGCACCCGGAAGGCGCAGCGATGAGCGAAACACAGTGGCGTCTCCGCGACGTCGACAACCGCGGTCCGGACGGCGAGCCCCACGAGGTGACCGGCGCTCCGAAGGATCTGATCGCCTACCTTGACGGACCAGTCCGCCGCGACCTCATCGGCGCCCAGGGCGCCGAACTCCTCACCCAGCTCATCGCCGCCTGCAACGACGGCGACATGGCCACCGCCCGCACCGTCGGACCGAAGCTGTCCATCTACACCGAGGAGGTGGCCCCGTGACTGCGACTGGTGTCCTGACAGCCCTCGCGCTCCTGGCAGTCCTGCTCGGAGCCGGCCGCGTCGTCTGGGTGTGGGCGCAGCGCCGCGACAACCCAGGAGCCGATACATGACCCTGACCCTCACCGACCTGTTCTGTGGCGCCGGCGGCTCGTCGACCGGAGCGGTCGACATCCCCGGCGTCACCGTCCGGATCGCCTCGAATCACTGGGACCTCGCAGTCGAGACCCACAACAGCAACCACCCCGACGCCGACCACCTATGCGCGGACCTGTCGCAGATCGATCCCCGATACTTCCCGACGACCGACATCCTGTGGGCGTCGCCCGAGTGCACGAATCACTCGGTGGCGAAGGGCCGCAAACGAGTTGGCTCACAGCCCGATCTCTTCGGCGAGATCCTTCCGGACGCGGCGTCGGAGCGGTCCCGCGCGACCATGTGGGACGTCCCGCGGTTCGCCGAGGTCCACCAGTACCGCGCCGTGATCGTCGAGAACGTCGTCGACGCGTTCCACTGGGTTCCGTTCCGCGCCTGGCTGATGGCGATGGACTGCCTCGGCTACGACCACCACATCGTCATGCTCAACTCGATGCACGCCCAGACATTCGGCCCCGGGGCGCCGCAGTCCCGAGATCGCATGTACGTCGTGTTCTGGCGGAAGAGCAACCCGCGTCCGGACCTCGGCCGCGTGGTCCGCCCGAATGCGATCTGCGCGGAGTGCGGACCGGTCGCCGCGATGCAATCGTTCAAGCGGCACGACAACTCGTGGGGCAGATACCGAGCCCAGTACGTCTACCGCTGCCCGAACGTGCGGTGCCGCAACAGCATCGTCGAACCGCTGTACCGCCCGGCCGCCGACATCATCGACTGGACACTTGAGGGGCAGCGCATCGGCGACCGCGCGAAACCGCTCGCCGCGAAGACGATGGCGCGCATCCAGGCCGGGATCGACCGCTACTGGGCGCCGACGATCATCGAGGCCGCCGGCAACACCTACGACGCGGCGAACCCGCGCCACCCCGGGCACGGCCGCCCCGACGGGTACATGCGCGCCTGGCCGATCAGCGACCCACTCCGCACCGTCCACACCACAATGTCGAAAGCGATCGCGGTCCCCGTCGAGGGCCGTGACGGAAAGCAGGCCGCGCCCGTCGACCTCCCACCGCGGACGATGACCACTCGCAGCGAGACCGGCCTCGCGTTCATCGCCGAGCTCCGCGGCGGCGGGTCGAAGCACCGGCCCGTGTCGGATCCGCTCAGCACGGTCACCGCGTCGGGCAACCATCACGGCCTGGTTACGACCTACTACGGGAAGGGTGGCGCCCAGTCGACGGACGCGCCGCTGCCGACGGTCACGACGGTCGAGAAGCACGCACTCCTGATGCGCAACAACAGCTCCAAGGGATCGGGTGCCGAGCACTCGACACCGGTCACCGAACCGGCCCGGACCATCACCACGAGCGGACATCAGTCGCTCCTGGACGCCGACCGCCCGACCGTTGACATCGACGATGTCCGGTTCCGGATGCTCGAGCCGCGCGAGATCATCGCCGCGATGGACTTCCCCGGCGATTACGTCGTCCTCGGGAACCGGCGCGAGCAGGTCCGCATGGCCGGCAACGCCGTCACCCCGCCCGCCGCGCGTGACCTCGTCGGAGTCGTCGCTGAGTCGCTCGGGGTTGCGTGATGACCTTCACCCGGCATCGCCTGATCCCCGTGCTGTTCAACGAGGACATCGGGGTGCGAAACCGATGCTCGACGGACCGGCACGAACCGGTCACCTACAACCCGCTCCTGGACGTCACGTACTGCCGGTGCGGGCTCATCACCCGCCCGGGCAACGTCGGCAGGCACCCGACTGACCGCGAGCTGTGTGACGCGGCGCGCGGTCGCCGAGACCACCGCCTGGTGTGCCCCCTGCACGGAGGTGATCACCGATGAGCGAGCAGATGAAACCGATGCCCGGGGTCCTCTCGACGGCCGAGCGGATCCGGTACCGCCGATGCCTGTGGTGCGAGTGGCACCCCGAAGCGCAGGGCCACCACCCCGACTGCCCGACACGACTACACAAGGAGGCCCAGAGTGGCGCGTGAGTACGTCAAGTCGTGGTTCGCCATGTTCACCGACGAGGACTTCGCTCGACAGCCCTACAGCGACAAGTGGCTCTATCAGGTGCTCCTCGGCCAGCCCGCACTGAATTACGCCGGCGTCCAGCCGATCAACATGCGGCGCTGGCGCAAGGCGATGGCGACCGATCTCGGTGTGCCGACCGAGTCTGACCTCGAGAAGATCCTCACCCGGATGGAACACCGCGGCTACGTGTTCACCGACGAGAACACCGGCGAGGTGCTGGTGCGGTCGTTCATGCGCGTCGACCAGGTGTACAAGCAGCCCAACACGTTCAAGTCGGGGCTGCGGGCACTGGCGCACATCGAGTCCCCGAAGCTCGCCGCGGTGATGCTGAGCGAGCTCTCGCGGATGCCGGTCCCGGAGACGAAGAGCGACAAGCTCGCCGCCGAACTGGACGCGCTGTTCGGCGCGGCCTCAACGCATCTCGAAGCCTTGTCCAAAGGGATCACAGAACCCTTTCCGGAACCCTTCGCCGATCCCTTTCCGGAAGGGATGCGGGAACCCTTAATGGAAGGGATCGCGCGACCTGGGGAAACGGAACCCATCGCGGAAGGGATCGGCGAAGGGATACCGGAAGGGTCGGTTGTGGTTGAGGTTGGGGTTATCTCACCTTCCGAAGTACTTACGTTGGGGAGTTCGCGTGCGCGCGAGGCCAATCCCGACGTCGTCGAGTCCGAGCCCGCACCCCACCCGATCGGACCCCCCAACGGCGACCCCGAACCACCAACCCGCTGCAAAGCCCACGCGGACGACCCGGACCACACCGCACCCTGCGGTCCCTGCGCCAACTTCCGCAAGGCGCACGATCGGTGGGCCGACCGCGAACGTCGCCGCACCGCCACCGCCCAGTCCGAAGCCGCCCGCACCGCAGCCGAACTCCGCGCCGCCGAGATCGCCAACTGCGACCTGTGCGACAGCAACGGCTACCGCGGGAACCGCGTCTGCGACCACGACCCCGACACCGCCGCCCGCGCAGCCCGCGGGATGGCACTCGTCCGCGAACAGCTCGCCGCCTCAGCCTCGAAAGGAAGCTCGTCGTGACCCAGCCCCACCTGCCCGACTTCGCCGCGCACATCCCGTGCGACTCGGCCTCCCCCCGCGTGGTGTGCACCGACCCCGCGGTCTACCGCGTGGTGATGCACCCACCGAAGACACCCGACGACCACACGTGCGGCCACCACGTCACCCTGCTGTGCCAGCACTGCGTGCAGGTCGTCCGGAACCACGTGCGCCGCACCCTCACGAAGAAGGGCGCACCCCAGCCGGTGTGCCCGGTGTGCGACATGCGGTTCTACGCCATCCGTGACGTGATGCAGGAGGTGTCGGAACTGTGAGGACTGAGAAGCGTTCCAAGGTGGTTGCCGTCGACACGAGCGACAGCGCCGACTCGCCGATCGAGTGGCGCATCCACGTGATGCGGCACCCCGACGGATTCGGGCGGCTCCCGGCCGGCGGCCCGTCGGCCGAAGACGTCCCCATCGATGCGCTCCGCGCGCTCCTCGCGTTCGCCGTGAATGGCCTTGCCCTCTCCGGCATCCACGAGGCAGCCCAGATCGTCCGCGACGAGATCGCCCGCGTGCAGCCCGACGAGGTCACCGACGCGGAGGTGGTGGAACCGTGAGCCGCAAGCACGCCGCGGGCCTGATCGGCCTCGCCGCATTCAGTCTAGGCACTTCGCTCGGCGATGACCACTGGTGGACATGGTTCGTCATCGTCGGCAACCTGCTGCTGCTCGAATACGGCTGGTCACAGCTCACCGCCGCGGAGGTTGACCAGTGACGGGCCGCGACATCGTCGACGACATCGACGCCCTCATCGACGAACAACTCGCCGCGGGCGAAACCGGGCAGGCCCGCCGCGCCGCCACCGCCGACCGCCGGTGCGGGCACTGCGGCCGCGCGTGGCACGGCCTCGCCATCACCACCCGCATGGAGGAGATGCGCCGCGAGTACCTCACGAGCGTCGTGCTGGCCCGGATGCGGGGCGAGGAGTACGAGTACGCCGAATCGGCCATCCTCGGCGACTACCGCTACGCCGACGACGACTCCACCGTGCTCTGCCCGGGCTCCGAGTTCATCGGCCCCCTGCCGTCGACGTGCGACGCAGCGGCGAGCCTGAACGACGCCGACGGCTGCCAGTGCCCCAACTGCCTTATGTGGCGAGCAGTGTTCGGCGGCGGCCCCGCGGTCGCGCTCCGTGGGCTGTGGCAGCTTCCCGACGATCCGTTTGACCCCGCATCCTGGCTGGCCCGCCCGATGCGAGAACCGGCCCGCTGGTGGCGACTTGACATCACCGCCCACCGCCACCTCGAGCAGATCGAGGTGACCTTCGAAGTCACATCACTCGTCGTAACCGTCACAGACGGATTCGACATCCGTACCGGCACGACCGAGCTCCTCCGCGACCCCGCGACGGGGTCGACCAGCCACCACAGCTACGACTCGGACGGTCTGCCGCTCACACTCGATATCCACGGCGTCCGGCCGCACGACCTCAGCGGCCTACTCACCTGGCACGAGATCGACGGCCCGGGCGGCGACTATGTCCGCTCACGGGCTGTCATGTCGGCCAGCCGCGTGGACCGCTGGTTCGACGACCACGGTCTCTGGTTCCTCGCACCACGCGAAATGCGCACGGCCGTCGACCGAATCCTCGACACCGTCGACTTCGTGCCGTGGCAACGCGACTTCCTCAACCGCGTAGTCAACGCAATGCGGCGCGGCGACAACCCACCCGTACGCGGACAGCGCGACAACGAACAAGTGATCACTCTCGCCCAGTACCGGACGATCGCGGCGACCGATGAGCGACGTGCGCAGCTCGGATTCCCCGTGCTGCCTGAGCCCTTCACGATCGGGGACGTGCGGTGAGCATTGTTGGTCTCGACCCATCCCTCACCAGCACCGGCATCGCGATCCTCGCCCGCTACGAAGGCGACGACGTCGCGCACGTCCGGACGCTGCGGTCCGTCGGCCACCAGTCGACCGACTCGAAGTCGTGGGTCCACCGCTCCCGCCGCATCGTCACCCAAACTCGCTTCGTCGTGCAGGCGATCCCCCGAGACACCGAACTCGTCGTCATCGAGGAGATGCCGGCCCACATGAAGATGCAGCACTCGCTGATCGACCGGTGGGTCCTGTGGTTCGGCATCGTGTCCCAGCTCGACCAGATGAGAATCCCCGTCGCAGTGGTGAACCCCGCGACCCGCGAGAAGTGGGCCACCGGCAAGGTGGTGCGGGGCCTCGACCCGAAGGACCGCAAAGCCCGGGTCACCACCGCGGTCCGCGCCCAGTGGGACGGACACCTCGAGCAACGTGTCCGCAACCACGACGAAGCCGACGCCCTCACCCTCGCGTCGATGGGCGCACTCCACACCGGATGGACACTCCCGTTCGACGTCGGGACCTGGCAACACAATGGCCTCGCATCCGTGGCCTGGCCGAAGGAGAACCCGTGACGGTCTGCCCGCGTTGCCATCTCGAGATCCCGACGGCCGCCGACACGTGCGACTGCACCCCGATCCCCATGCGCGAGCCCGAACCTGACCGGCCCGCCGTCCCGGTCTACTCCGAAACCCTGCGTGTCGAGCGAGACCGAGCCTTTACCCAGCACGCCAACGAGAGGCATCCGAACCGATGACCCAGCCCGTCGACGCCGGCCTCGACCGCAACGCCCAGGACCGCCTCGTCGAGAAACTCACCGACATCCACTCCTGGCTGTCCGAGGACCTCGACGCCACCCTGATCCGTGACACCGCATTCCGTGACAACTCGGAGCGCGTCTCCGGGAAACGGGCCGACAGCGAAGGACCCATGCCGTACGACGACGATGCGGCCGAAGCGGCACGGGAATTGCACGGCGCACTCCGCGAAGCCGTGTGGTCCGTGTGCACCCAACGAGGCCTCGCCTGGCCCGGCGAACGACGATCCCCCTACCTCGCGCTGTGGCTCACCCGCCGCATCTGGTCACTCGCCGTGTGCGACAACGCGACCCACATCGCCGCAACGATCATCGCCGCCCACAACAGCGCATTCGCCGCCATCGATACACCCGTCCGCCCCCACTTCCACGGCTACTGCGAGATGTGCGGCCAATCCCTGTGGTCCCGCGGCGGCGACACCCTCACTTGCAAGAAGTGCCGCCGCGTAGTCGACACCGACTACCAGCGGCAGCGTGTCGACACCGAACTAGAGAGTCGGTTCTTCACCGCCAACGAACTCGTCGACGTCGTCCGTGACCGACTGAACCTCAACATCAAACCAAAAACCGTGCATGACATGGCCTACCGACGCCGTGACCGACTCCCCGTCCGAGGCCGCACCCGAGACGGCCAGAAGCTCTACCGCGCCGGAGATGTTTTCCATCGCCTGCGCAACCAGTCGAGGCGCCACGGATAGTCAAGAACTGATTTACAGTGCGCGCGCCGCATCGAGCAGCTTCTTCTGGGCCGTGTTTACGGCCGTCTTCAGGTCGGAGAGTTCGCTGTCTGTGACAGGATCGACGCCATCGATGATGGAATCCAGCACCGCTTCGCGCTCGGCCCTGCTCGGCAACGACGACGCGTTCAGTACATCTCGAAGTACGCCGACGGACTCCGTGAGGACGTTTTGAAGGACTCCATGCTGGTACTCACCGACTGCGACGGTTACCGTGAGGGCTAACAACTCAAGCGGACTGCTGGATTCTGTCGAGATAGCCAGGGAAGCAACGAGCTTTCTCATGGAACGCCGCGTCGAAACCTCCTCGTCACGAGCTGCCCGACGTTCCTCCGCGAGCGTAGACAGGGCCGACAGATCGCCCGTCGACGTCACCCTGGACATCCGCAGGCGCATGCTATCCGCTTGGTCACAGGCGAGGAGTGCGTTCGCGTGGATCTCGACAACCAGTGACTTGGCAGTCTGCCGCTTAGCTTCAACGCGCTCGCTCAGGAGGTTTCGCGACTGCGCCTTCACTGTCAGGTAGACCCCACCGAGTCCGCCACCCAGAGTGCCGACCAGAGTCATGAGAGCGCCCCATCCAGGCGTGTAGTACATAGCGAGTCAATCTACTTGTCTTCCGAACTTCGGCGCGCTCAGAGTGTTTGACAAAGTCCGAATCCGATTTTGATACGCTGAGCGCGTCAGCGCGAGAACTCTGCGCAACATTCCCCCGTCGCGGCGCGGTCGTGCGCGCAACCCTCGACACCACACACCCCGATGCTGGGCTGGCATCAACCGTGTGGTGACCGGGCAACCCCGCACCGGACCGACACACACGCAGCACCCGCGCCGCGACGGGCCCCCAACCCGACACCAGACGGGCCAACCCATGGCACCACGCAAGACCACCACACAGAAACACCTCGGCTGGTCACACCAACAAAACGCCCGACAGCTCAAAGCCCAACACGTCGACGGCACACCCTGCTGGTGGTGCGGACGACCCATGTGGCGCGACCGCACACGCAACTACGACTACAACCCCCACAGCACCGACCCCGCATCAGGCAGCCTCGCAGCCGACCACAGCCACCCCCGCGCCCACGGAGGACGCAAAGCCGACCGCCTCCTCCACGGCCGATGCAACAAGGAACGAGGCGCAGGCAACCACGACCACCTACGCCCAGCCCTCACCGGCGCACAACCCGATACAGCCCCCAACAACCTCGGCCCACTCGCCATCACCTGCTGGCCATAGCGCCTAACCGACTTCCCCACGGCCAGGCGCACCCCCACCCCCACCAAATATCCGAAGGGGGGCCCACGCCTGACTGGCCGGTGA